TTCTTTTTCGAAAGTGTCCATATCATTAGCTCGCCATGCTTTGGACATTCGTTCCCCTCTCTTACTTGCAGCTCTATACGCTAATTTTGAGGAGATTTCGTCAAGTTCTTCAACTTCTTCGTTGGTCGCTTTCTTAGCGGCATAAAAGGCACCAAGAGCCATTTGAATTCTTTCTTTCTTGGATTTACCTTCAAACTTGGGGTTGTCAGAATGTACAAAATCGTGGATCCACTTTTCGGCTCCATCGGAAACAGATAACTTTTCTTCTAGTTCTTCTGATTCTTTTCTTAATAACTTGAAATCTTGAGAATCTAATTTACCATTTTTATTTTTATCAAGTTTGTGTTGGTCGCCTTTTAGTTTAGTTTCAGCTCTAGCTAAACCAGTATCCATTTTCTTTTGCGCCTTTTCATTAGCACCCATATCCCATTGACGTTTATTAACGTAACTTTGAAGGGTTTCTTTGCTTAGTTCTTGGATGGATTCAGATTCTTCAAAATCTTCGTCTTCAAAGTCGTCAACTGGTTCTTCTCTTTCGTTTTGAACTAGGGTTTGTGCAACTTCGATTCTTTTACCAGCAAGAGCGTCAGAAACTTTCTGCATTAGAGCGTTTTCGATTTCTTTTCCCATTTCGCTAATGTTATTAGAAAATGCGAAATCTACCGCTTTAGAAATATTCTCGTTCATTATTGACTCCTAAATTTATTATTTATATACGTTGTATGGATTATTTGGATTTTGCGGTGTTGATTCTTGACCTTGTTCTTGTCCGGCATCAATCTGTTGATCTGGTTGAGGCATCAATTTACTCTGCAATTCCGCTGCTTGAGCTTGTAATTTAATTTGATTGCTCTGATCTTCTTCTTGATTTTTTATGTCTTCCTTTTTTTCGGTTTCCATCTCTTTACTCATATGTCGAATCTCGTCGTCATTCAACCTTAATACATTCCTTTGAATCCATTCTTTTGAATAATATTTCCCAACGTAAGGGTCAATAATCCCAAGAATCCCCAATCGACCTTGCATCAATTCTGCTTCTTTCAATTCAGAATAGTTATTATCTTTTACGAAGTCGTAAAATACGCCCTCTTTATATTCTTCCCATTCTTCTTCTGTACAAACCCCTTTTAAAACTAATTGAATTCTCATGATTTGATCAAACATATCAGAAAATTTATTTCTTAGTTTGTCAATAAATTTAGCAAACTTTAATTCGTCTCTTGTAATTTCGCTGCTTCTACCAACATTATAAACATTTTGTGGGTCCAATCTATTTACGGGAACGTTCAGAGATTTATACAATTTTCTCTCAAAATATTCTACCATATCCATATTTGAGAAATTGTCTAAAGATTCCAGAGTTTTAATTTCTGTAGTTGTTCCGTTATTTCTTCTAGGCATCCAAAAATCTTCGAGCATGGATAAATGTTTTCTGTCGTCTCTTACTTCTCCAGTAGTGGCGTCATACACCAATTTATTTCTATATTTGGTCATCATATCCCTAAGATATTGTTCAGCTTTTGCTTTAGGCATATCACCAACATCAACGTAGAATACTCTTCTAGAAGGAGCTCTTGATAGCTTATAAATCACAGAAGCGTCTTCAATCATTCTTAATTGGTTTAATGGCTTGATTGCTTTATGTAAATAACTTAAAACGACTGCTCTTCTAGCGTCCATTAGCCCCGAATTGATATTGATTACAGAATCTGGAGCTATTTTAATACCTTGAACGCTTGAAGTTGCTGTGGTGCCGGATACCATTCTATCGTTATAGATATAGTATTCGCTCACATCTGTAACGACTTCTACTCCTGTTTCTTTATCTTTTTGCTTTTTTACTTCTCTAATTTTTCTAATTTTTCTTGGATCAACATATCGTAATTCTTGAATACCTTTTTTTGGGTTGGTAATATCAATAATTGCGTGGTAAAATAATCTACCATCTACATAATACCTTCTGAAAATATCAGACGCCATATTATTATAATTTAAAAGTTTTAATACAACTTTAAATTCTGCTTCGATGGCATCTCTCAATTTATCTGACATTTTTGCGATATTGTCTGTGACGATATCTACAGATTTTCCATCATCGTTTTGTACTATAGCTTCATTAATAATATCTTCAATAGCAGATTCAATTTCTGGTTGCATCGCCATTTCCCTATAGCGAGTTATTAATTCAACCTCGTTTTTTGTTATTCCGTCTAAGTCTATAGTTTGAGAATAAAAAGCAGAAGAAGAAATTGTTGTTGCACCGTCTTCGTTAGCAGGTACAGTAAAACTTGGTATTTGATCTACCTTTTCTTCTTCTTTACGCTTTAATTTAAACCCGAATAAACTGAATGATTTATCTGCCATATTTTTATTCCATAATTAAGATTAATTCAATATTTATAGACATTAAGAAGAAGTCTTATCTGTACTTCCAGTATTAGATTCCCACCATTGCATTGCGAAAGTTACGGAAAATCTTTCGATTTGGTCGTTTTGATCCCAACCCAAATTAATTGGAGAAATATCTACTGGAAAGCACTGGACCATTTTATATTCTGCTAGAATACCTTTACCGTCTTTACTATAATGTCTAACGTATCCATCTTTTTGGTAGTCGTTTGGTGTGATTTTTGCTGAATCTCTAACGTTTGCAACGTGACCATTCAATTTATTCATCCAACTTTCTAAGAAAAATCTTGGACCGCTCTTGTAATCTTGCTCGTCAACTAGAATTTGAACGGTCCAATTATCGAACCTTCTATTACCAGCAAATTTCGCTTCTCTACCGAAAAAATATGCAGAAGCAGTACCAATACTAGAACCAGGAAGGGAAGTAGATTCTGCTCTTAATGTAAAGTTGTCTCCAACGTTTTCTGATTGAGCTTCAAAAGTGATGTCAAAAAGGTTAGGTCTGGCTCCATCAAAGGTCATGTTATTGACAAAAGTGGAAATGTTAAAAGGTTGGTAATTAGCCATCTTATTTCTCCTTGGAAATGTAAATATTTTTAAGTATTTATAATAATCTTAATTTACGTCAAATAAAAAGGGGTCCTAAGACCCCTTTTATTATTATTCTAATTTATGTTAGAATTGTCCTACAACTGTATTAAAGTCCACACCAGTTTTTACTGCAACAAAGTTTAATTGGATAAAGTTGATGCTTCTTGCTGGTTTAATATAGATATCACCAACAAAAGCGTTTCTATCAATAATATCTGAAGTATTATTGGTTTCGTCACAAACTACTCTAAATGCGGTAATACCCCTTCTTGCTTGTACTGAACGTAGGTATGGTTCAATTAAAGCGACGAATTGTGATCTAGTGAACGGATCGTTAAATTCAAATAGGCTGAATTTTGCTGCTCTAGAAATAGATTTTTCAAGAGTAATGAATAATCTACGAACATTAATTCTATCGAACGCAGAAGGTTTTCTTTGTAGAGTTTTATCTCCAAGAAGGACAACCCCATCACCAGTAACAGAAACTACTGGATTGATTCCATTCTTATATAATTCGTCTCTTTGTGTTAAATTAGGATTCCAAGCAAGCTTTACTGCATTTTTAACTTTACCTCTATTAAATCCAGCAGGAGAATACCAAGGATCAGCAACAGAATCGGTATACGCGCAAAGCCCTGCAATATCTGCGTTTAATGGAATCCAACGGTAAACATTATTATAGCGGTCGTATTGGTACTTCCAACCAGAATCCACAACCATATAAGAAGAACTTCTATTCAAGACGTTTAAGAAAGAAAGGTTGTTTGTTACTATATTATCGACTTCAAATCCTGATTCGTTTAATACGTCTCCTATGCGAGGAGATACAAATAACATACAATCTTTTCTTCCGATAATTGGGGTTTCGCCGCTAGTTCCAAGAATAATATTGTCTAATACGTGTTGCGCGACAATTGGTGTCGCGTCATTATTTGGTGCTGCTGCGCCTAGAAAAGCCAAAGAAATTTCATACTTATCTTTATCGTTGATTAAATCCCAAGAAGAAGTAACGTTTGCAGTCGTTGGGGCGACACCATCAGACCCACCATTTAATGTCACATTAAAGTTAATGGGTGAATCATAAGAAACAACGTCTGAAGAAAGTTTTCCCCAAGTATTGGCTGTATTTGCATAATCTGGGTTGTCTAACACATACAAATAATTCGATGATTGTAGCAAAACGTTTTTGAAATAAGAACTTCTTCCGTTAATATCTACTGCATCTTTTGCTTTTGATAAAAATGCAAATTTTTCAAGGATTGTATTAGCTTTACCAGACATTTTCCCCAAACTGTCGATAACAATCATATGGAATTCGTCATTGGCAGAGTAATTTCCAGTCGTTTCTGCGACATAAGTTGATGTTCCTGGAGCGTTATCGAAATAGTTCTTATAAGACCAAGAAGAAAAACCAGCAGAATTTGCGCACAAAGAAATTTGAAGTCCATTGGCAATTTTTCCGGGATATTTTGCTACAAAGTCGCCGTATAAGAATTCATTATTAGCATTTAAATAATTATTTTCGTATGCGTCTTCGTTGGAAATTAAAATTTTATTTGCTGTTCTGTCTGTTGAGGCATTTAATGCGCTATTTGCGTTAATAGTTCTTGTTACATACAAAGAATTTGTATAAGACAAAAAGTTTGCACAAGAAAAGAAAGAAGTAGCAACATAAGAATCTGAAGTTTCTGTTGTGGGTTTTCCAAAAACCGATAGTAATTGCGTCTCGTTAGAAATGAGCACTGGTTGATTAACTGGTCCCCAATTGAATTCCCCAACGAATGCTCCTACAGAAGTAGATACTCCAGGAACGATAGTAGTCAAATCTACTTCGTTTACTTGAATTCCTGGGGATAACATATTTAAAACACTCATTTTTATCTCCTATTATAGTGTAAATTGATATAATTATTTATAAAATTGAGCGTTTTAAAAATCTAACATATCCTTTAAAATAAGTTTATATGGGTCTGGGTCAGACGTTTCTATCCAAACGGAATTACCTTCTACAAAATGTTCAAATTTTAATCCGTTGTCTAATTCGCCCAAAGGTAGTTGGTCTTCTTCAGAAAAGTTAAAATGTTCTAACTGAAGTTGTTTTCTGAGGTCGTGATCTACTATTTCTTTAAACATTTTTTGTGTTGCCAACCAACCAAATATGACCAAAGTCATAGCAAGATCGTCGTTTGCCCCTTCTTCGGCTTTATATGAAGGACCGTCTTGCACAAATGTTGTTAATTCGGATATAGTTTCAAAATCTTGTATAACCAATTTATCCGTTTCGACTAGGGTTTTTAGAGTAGAACAACCAATACGTTTAACTAGTGGGCTCATTTTTAATCCCATAGCAACGTTTCTACCTCCGTATAAACATAATGTTTGTGCTCGCTTATTACCAGAAGAAACCTTTAATACGTTTTCATATTCTAAATCTTCAATTAAAACGTCTGCTATTTGTGGATTATTATTTACTTCAATTAATACATGAGCGTTATTATAATATTCAGCACACATTTTAAGAACAGTTGGGTATAACATTGGAGGTATTGCGTTATTTCTATAAACAGCAACTTGCTTATAAGGCATAGTTGAAACGTCAAAAACAGAAAACGCAGAATAATCTAAATTTTTACCTTCTGAAACGTCTACAGTCATTGCGTATAAATGATCTCTAGTTAATAACTCTCCAGTATCCTCATCATAAAATTCTTTTATAGGGTCTTCATAAACTATCATATCCGCATATTTTTTTAATGATTCTTTATATGCTATTGTAGCCAGTTTTTCGCCAGATATGAGGGTGTTTGTTGAACCCAGGAAATCACAATTGTGAGAAATGACGTTGTTAGTAAAATATGTTTTATACGTTCCAACAGATATAGGTTCATATACATCAAAAATTCCGTTTTCTGTTACTATATCTTTTATTTTTTTGTTTGTTATCGTGTTTTTTAGAGTTATATTTTTGGCTTCTAAAAATCCGATGTCAGTTAAAAATTTGTGACCTCCAGAACACTTTATTGATTCCCCGTCTTCAAAAATAAAAGTATATAATATATTAATTTTTTTATTTTGTATACCCTTAAAGGATTCAAACCCTAAAGGGGTTTTTATTAAATATCTATTATTTTCTTTAAACATTTTTTATTATTTGCAAAATTCTAGTATCAGTAACATTATAAATTTTAGAATAATATTCTGCAAAAGCTTTTTCGTATGTTAATTTTTTACCATTTTTTTGCGTTTTTCCTATTCTGTCGTCTTCTATAAAAATTCTATCTTTATAGTTTTTTATAATTACCCTTACATTTTCTTCTGATATTTTTCTAGGTTTTGCTTGATTTTGTTTTTGCTTTCCTTCTTCAGTTAAATTCAATTTATATCCAGTTAAACCTTTGTTCCAAGGTTTGGTTCCCTTTTTAACGCCACCTATTCTCGGTCTCTTAACACCTTTCTGTATCTCAGAAATATAATTTGGAGGTAAAGACATGCGTTTTGCTATCATAACACAAGCTCCATAATCTCCATTTTTATAGTGTATTTCATAATGTTCTTGAATACTAACGCACAATAAATTGTTTATATCGTTATTTGACTTATTACCGTCTATATGGTGTATTTCAAAAGTTCTTCCGTTATCATCAAAAGGGATTTTCCCAAAACGATTTTCCCAAATTTTTCTATAATTATCGCACATATTATGAACTATATTTCTAAAATATAATATTTATAAAGCAAAAAAGTCTTAATCAAACAAAATCTTCGTAAAAATCTTTTATTGGTATAGATATTGTTTGATTTGTTTTTGTGTCTAAAATTTCTATTAAAGTTTCTCCATGAACGCATTCAAATTCTTGTTGCCATTGCCGTAGCGAAGTATTCTTGATTGTTTGTTCTTTAAACTTTTCGTCTCTTCCGGGAACCATTCCCCAATGGATACTAAAAGTTTTATATTCACTTCTTTTTGATACAGCATCAGTCCACATTTTATAAAACAAATTCATACCGTTTGGAGTAGAAACAATAATCATCTTAGTTGTTTTACCAGAAGATATTACTGGATAAACAGATGTGAAGAAATTTTCTGCTATATTAGAAGGAACGAATGCAAATTCGTCCAAAAAGACACATGTGAAAGAGCCACCACGTATGGCGTTTGAAGAAGTAGCAGACGCCAATACTTTCGAACCGTTTTCTAATTCAATAGAACCTTTATTCCAAACTCTAACTCCCTGTTGTAACCAAATAGGCAAGTTTTCATATGCGAGTTGGTATCTATCGAGAATTTCTCTTGCTAGGTCGCCTTTGTTTGCTAGGATTGCTATGTTTTGATCGTCATTGAATAAAGTCATCCAAAGAATGTACGCCACAGAAGAAACTGTTTTTCCCACCTGACGAGGACACTTAACAATACTAAAACGGTTTTCGTGAAACGTTTTAATCATGTCTTTTTGGAAATCCCACATATTAAAAGGAATAACGCCTTTATCTACATGGACCACTTTTACATAATTTTGGATGAAATATATTGGATCAGACGCGCATTTAATATATTCTTCTACTTGCTCCTGAGTAAACTCTATTTGTATTCCTTCACGCTTGAGCTGTGGATTAGCTCTATAAGAAGACTCTATCATAATTTAATTTTCGATAATTTTTTCTTTTGAATTTAGATCTTTGAGCATTTTGCTTAATTCTGTCGTACTACCAACAAATAAAGCATTATTGATTGTGGTTTTTTCTTCTTTTTGATTTTTGTAATTAGAAATATCTCTTACTTTTTTATGTATATCTAATAATTGTTGGTTTGCGTCCAATACGTTTTTAAGCAAATTTGCAGCAACTTCAAAATCCCTTCCTTTTTCGCTTTCCCTTGCGATAGTTAATATATCTTGTACTGCGTCTTTACCAACCTCAATCAATTCGTGAAAATTTTCCCTGGCTGTTTCGTAGTCTTTCTTTAAATCTACGTCTAGAGTTTCATGGGGTATTGGTTCTGAAGAAGAAATTTTCTCTGGAAGGTTGTTGGGTTCAGATGGAGCAACTTCAAAAAAGTTTTCCATTTTTTCATCAAATTTGCTCATAATAATGTTTATGTAACGTATTCTGTAATAGATAGTTCTGGTTGCCAGTAAGAATTAGCGTTTGCTGTATTCGGGGATACCGTAATTGTTTTTGTGAACGCTATCATATCGTTTGATGTGGCAGAAATTGGTACGTGAATAGAAAGAGAATCTGTTCCTACTATTGGTTGATTAAGTTTGAAATTGCCCATAATATCGGTAATATAAACAGTATTAGAATTTGCATTCCAATCCCCAACCTTACCAGTAGCATACGCCAAATCGTATTTTTGTCCCTGATAAACCCATTCTCCATTTATATAGTCGCCATATCCGTCGGGGTCCACATTAAAAGATTTTGATCCATTTGGATTACAAGAAGTACCGATTCCAGAATCGAAAGAACCACCAATACCAAATAAGAAATTTTCGTTTACTTCTTTGATGATAGGAACATCTTTAACTGCCCCAAATATAAACCCTTTAGCTGTAAAACTCAAAGTCCAAATTACTGTTCTTACTTCTGTATTAAACATCCCATCAGATTCTATAATTAATCTAACGTCGTTTAAAACAATAGGTATTACTTTAGTTATACCCATTTCTGGTACTAAAGTAACTCTTAAAGAATAATCTGGGGTAAAGTATGGAAGGATTTGTTCTATAATTTGATTTCCATCTTCAACATTTCTGGTATATATTGTCAATCCAAAATTGAAATCGTAAGGAACCGGATTATATTGCATAAACGCTTTATCTGCATTATCCGGATTTGAAGAGAAATTTTTATTGTTTGTATTTAATTTTCTATCCTTATCATAATTAAACCCAACCATCTCATAAGACATTCTAGGTAAAAGGACTTGGACTTTTTTATCCAATTCTGGATCGCCTTGCAACCTCTTAACAAATTTTTCTTTATCTCCATATTCTATAGGAACAACGATTCTTTGGTTATTGTCCCTAATTAATACTATATTATTAAATATTGAAGCAAACGCAGAAGTGATTTTGCGGACACATTTATGATAATGGTTTATTGCGGTCATTATAATATTCCAAATGGGTTACTTTCCGAAGTATCTATTACTGTATCGCTAATATCTTCAATAACCTTATTATCCCAACCGTCTCTAATTTGAGGGTTATCCAATTCATCAAAATTCTGTATAGAGTAATTTGCTCCGGATTCAGAACCAATAACGTTTAAATCAGAATCAAATATACCAGACATATTGGTAACTTTTAAAGTTTTTGTTGGAGCGTTCCAATTTTGTACTGTGGCGAAACTTGTTGGTGAACCTACCGGACCTTGATATGCTAATTCGTTGACTTTAAAGTTGCCAGTACCAGTATCCAATATATAATCAATAGCAAAAGAATTAACTTGTTCAACAACGTCTATCTCTTCTACCCCCGTATTCATATCTTCATGAGAATATTTGAATAATTCTAGTTCAAGTTCCCAATAATATGGCTGTTTTCTACCCAAAGTGAAATAGTCTGTGGCGTCGTTGGTATATTTAATTTCATATAATTCGCCAGTACCAGACAAAAATGGAATATACACTAAATCCCCTTCCTTTGGTCTGGTGTGGGTATCTTGAGGTACTCTTTTAGCAAATGCTCTTCTAGGCACTTGAATTCTAATTGTATTTTTAATTTCTAGCCCGAATTTAGAAAAGAAATCGTTGTTCATGCCGGGATCTACAGAATTTGTTAAATACACTTCCATAGGGTATGCAGCATCAAATTTCTTTAACGGGTCATCGCCATAAAGTAGATCAGATACAGCAGCTTCATTTCTGGGTATGTAATAACAATCAAACCCGAACATCTTAACTGCCTCGTGAATTAAATCTTCTACGAGGTTTTGTTCTGGTCTATTCTTATAGAAATCGAAATATGGGTTTGTTGGCATTATTTTCTACCCAATCATGAATTCTGGCGGTTCTGAATATTTAACCAACATTTCGTTTTCTAGTGTTGAAATTTCATCAACTGCTTCTTGATATATTCTATCCCCATTTAAAGTAACGCCACCCGGTAGGGAAATTTGTCCGAATTTCTTCATATTTTCTCCCCACTGACGTTTTATCAATGCTGTAGAATACCTTTTAATCCAACGGTCGTTAAACACGTCGGAATATTCTTCTGGGTCTATTATTTGGTATCCTTCAATAACAATAACGGTTCCTTCTGGACATTGTTCAGTACCCCAACCCATATCAATCTTAACTTTATTTTGATGTCTTTGAAACCTTATGGGAATTTCGCCGTTAAACAACATTTCTAATCCGCGAATATGTTGCATTGCTATAGTATACGGAACCATAGAAGTAGAGGTTAAATCCCAAAGGTTGTTGAGGATTAGTTGATACCGAATATCCCACATATACGACTTACTCAGCAAATTGTTCAGCGGTAATATTCTAGTAACCCCAATTAATGAATCTGGAACCGTTATATATCTATTTTCAATATCTTCTTGAGTTATTGTGTGTTTATAATATGCTTTAGAAGTTGCATCATAATGATAATCAATGTAAAACTGCATACAATCAGACAAACGATCCTCAATTTGCTCTTCAGATACATTTATCTCAATTACTGGAAAGCCAAGTCTTCTTAAACAATAATCTTTTAATTCGTCTCTTGTTGATACGTTAGACATTTTCTATCCAAGGTGGTGTTATTGATACTGTTTCTGGAGTTTTTTGTTTATCGATTTCCATTGTAATAACTTCTTTCATTGATTTAATATATTCTTTGTCTAAAGAACTTTCAATGAATTTAATTACTTCTTTTTCTTGTAAATTTTCTAGGGGAATAAACTTTTTCCCTTTGACGTCTAATTGCGTTACGTTATAAATTTCATATTTACAATCGTTTTCTTTACCGACATACCACCACTCAACAGAAGTTAGTTGTTTAGAATCTGGATTTATGTTAAATTTTGTTATTTTATATGAGTATTTAATCATCGATACACACCTTATAATTGACATCTATACCATGCTTAGTGATAAAATTTTTAGTTGACATTCCGATTCCCTATCCTCGGTTAATTATACTATTATTTATAAAACGAGGATAGGGAGGAAATTTAGAAGTTATTCTATTAATTTATTAGGGGGGTCTGATTCTAATAGTTCTATTAAACCAGCAGAATTGTTTATAAAAGGTTGTAGTAAATATTTTGGAGATTCTTCTTTTTAATTAATATTTATAATACTCCAGTATTTGTTGATGGGTAATATCTGTTTACTCCCCACATAAACCTTACCAGACCAGCACCACCGGTTCCTGTTGTATCACTTCCACCGCCTCCACCATATCCTCCACCAGCACCACCTAAAAGAAATCCACCAACTCCATCTGTTCCATAGGAACCGCCCTTTCCTGCTCCTCCGTTTGTCCCACTAGCAGCACCACTTGGTCCTTCTCCGATATTCCCTACTCCTCCTCCGCCTCCACCAGTACTGAATGAAGACGACCCTCCGCCACCTCCGCCACCTCCTCCAGATCCAGCAGTTCCCGCTTGTGTGGATGGGTTTCCTCCGGTTCCTCCAACTCCAGAATATCCGGCTGCACCTCCACCGCCAGCAGATCCTATACCTGTATAAGAATTCCCATTTCCTCCAGAATATTTAACAGATCCAACTCCAGCAGAAGCTTGACCTCCTGTTGCATATTGGCTTCCTCCAGCAGCACTTACAAGAACAGTTGCCCCCCTAGAAACAGAAGACGTTCCTCCTTGCTCTTGTCTTGCGGTTATAGGTGCTGCAACATATGATAAAACTTCTCCTGGTGTTACTGGTATGTTATTTGTATATGATAATGCACCTCCGCCTCCAGAATAAGTGGTGCTTCCAGAAAGCGCTGCACCTCCGCCGCCAGCGCCAATACATAATATGCTGACATAATAAACTCCTGTTGGCACTGTCCAATTTCCACTGGTGCTAGTTGCAAAAGTTTGTCCTTGTATCACATATTTTGAATAAAAATTAGAAAACCCTATTTGTCCTGTGTTGATTCCACCTAAATATCTACAATCTGTTTCTGTTAAGTTTGTTGACGCATATGCAGTTCTTTTTAACTCTGTTCCAATTGAGGTGTTTGGTGTAGCTGCTGCTGCGTTTGGACCTAATTCAATATATCCACTCGCTACCATTGTCATGATGAGTTCTCCTTATGCAACGATAACCCATTCTTGAGAACTTTCATCCCAATAATATTCTTGTCCATCTTCCGGTTTTGGGATAGGAGCATCCCACGAATTAGTTTGGTCGTTCCATATCCAACTTGGATATGGTTGTGGTCCTTTGTCTCTCTCCTTTGCCAAATGAAAATATAAAGAATACATTAATACGTATAAATCTTTGTATGTTGCAAATGTTCCTATATATTCTTCTGTTTCCGGGTTTCTCAACTCAAATGCAGTATTAGCGTTATCAGAATTAAATTCTTGATGTAATTTTGACTGGATTCTATTGGATGCAAATTCTCCATTATTCAATACTATTATATCTTCTTCATCAAAAAGTATTACTGGATTTTGATTATAATTATTATAACAAATTATTTGAGGAGATCTTCTCCACAATTCTCCTGAAACGTTTGATTGATTGTATTTTGGCATATTGATACCTATAAGTTGTTTATATTAGTATTTATATTTTTAAAAATCCGGGGTATCGGATAGAATCGTCTTTAATAACTGTTAAATATGCGGAAGTAACACAAACATTTATTTGTTGTAACCATTCATTTGGAAAATATGTTTGTTTATAATATTCTTGAAATCTTATATATTTATTATTTATAAAATTAGCAAGATATTTATCGGTATAATATAAAAAACTATTTTCGTTCCAGAAACTTACATGTGTGGGGTCTTGGAATGCTCCTCTTCCATCCGTGCTTGGAATTTCTATAAAAGCCCATCCACCATGACATAACACCCTATGAATTTCGCTCATAGATTTGATAGGATCTTTTAAATGTTCTAATATATGACTGGCATTGATAACTCCTACGCTATTATCTGGTAACGGTATCCCTTCATTTAAATCGTATTGAAAATCCGCAGATTCTGTGATATCAACGGTTTTATAATCTTTATACGGATTTAAACCCCCTCCCAAATCAATTTTCAATAATCCTTTTTCTTCGCAATCTTTTTCTGCTAAAAGTTGAATATAATTATTGAATAATTCTATTGTTTTTTGTTGTATTTCTTGATTTCTTTCCAACCAAGTATTTTCCCCGGTAATTCTATAGATATAAAGAACTTCCGGAATTCTTTTCATTTTAGTGTGTAGATATGTTCTAATACATAATTCATGATCATCGCATACTGATAATTCTGGATTGTGTCCTCCAATTTCTTTATAGACATTAGACCTCCAAGATCTGACATGATCTGGAGCATACCAAATATAACCTAAACTTTGAGAAGATGGTTCGAAACTTTTCATAGAAATTAAATCTCGACCTTTCCAATTATAAATAGAATATTCCCACCCTTGATTTGCGTCATATGGGGAAAATTCATCGGTCATATGTAAGACGGCATTATCGCTATATACGAATCCCATGTTTTCATCTTGATATACTTCGTATAATTTTTCTAAACAATTTTCTATTAATATATCATCATGATCAACTTCTACTAAAACATCTCCGGACCCAAGATGAAATGCTTTATTTTTTATAAATCCAATATTTGAATTGGTTTCTTCTAGTTTGTATACATTTACTTTATCATGGTATAAAATTTGTTCTGGAAGGTCTTCGAATTCGCAACCATTATTTAATAATATTACCCATTCCCAATTTTCATAAGTTTGGTTTTCTATGGATTCGAACAATTCCATCAAATACGGATTATTTTTATTATGTTCTGGGGTTATAATGCTAAATTTCATAATTAATCGAAGAAAAATAAATGAGTTAATCTACTATCATGAATAGCAGAGCCAAAATATGGACCAGCAGAATGGATATTTTGAGCATCCATTATTACTAATCTATTGTATATATTCCCCACATTATCAATAATTTCAAATTTAGTGCTGTCATAGAAATTGCCATTAAATGCAAAATCAACGTTTGGTTCTGATGCGTGTTTTGTTCCGTTTAATTTGGATCTATGGGTTCTTGTTCCGCTTTCTAGCGGAGAATTTGGGGTTAAATATATCATTGCTGCCCATTTTTGTGCATCATAATGATATACTTGGGGATCTTTTGCGCTTGTTATCTGAAAAACTCCATTAAATCCGTGTTCTTCGAAATTATAAATCTTTTTTCCTATTATTTCTTCAAATGCTTCTTTTATACCATCTGGTCTATATGTTACTGTAGATCTTAACCCTTTATACCAATTTAAATCTTCTTTATATTCAACAAAATTTAATGCAAAATCTCTGACATCATCTGGATTGGTATAAAAATTATCAACTACAAATAAATTTTTATCTTTATTTAAATTTATATAAAATGGTAATGGAATATGTTGTTCTTTTGTATTATGTGATAATGCAAAATTATGAAGTTCTTCTACGACATTATTTTCTTCATTGATATATAAAGAAGAATCTATAAAATTACAATATTCTGGGAAAGGGTTTTTTCTTTCTGGGTTAATCATTACAGAAGTGATTTGTAACATTTCTTCATATTGCTTCAAACGTTTATAAATTCTTGCTAATCCAAAAAGATGATCATTTCTTTTTGGAGCAAAAGATTCTGCAAGAATATAACACTCTATTGCGTTGTCTTCTTTATTTAAGAATATATATGCCTCTGCCATTAAAATTAGTGACATGTAAGAAGTTTCGTCTACAAACTTTGCTTTTTTGGTCTTATCAAAATCGTGCATCAAATTTAAATATTCTGTAAAATAATAGATGCACCTTCTAGCATACTCTTTTTGTTGATTGTTTCCAAGAGGAAATGCGGTTGAAGGGTATGCGTCAGCATAACTTTTTCCAATATACCAAAAATGATATATATCACTATGAATAGTGTTTTCTCTAATCATTTTTTCTTCTAATATTAGAGAATCTGTTATAAATTTTGTTGGAACCGACCAACTTTGCCCTTCATTATATCCAACTTGTCTAAATGATTTAGGTAAATCCTTACATATAAAATTTTTATCAATTTCTGGAATTTCGCAGTAAATTGTTTCATGACAAGTATCATGATTAAATCTCCAAGGAAGTTTTGCATTCCACATCCATGCTCTGTAATATACACAACTCCCACTTACCGCTGGAATGTGGAACGCTTGGATAGAAGTATCTGATATTAAATCCCAGTCAAAATCTTCATCAATCTCCAAAACTTCGTCGCAATCCATCTTTAAAATCCAATCACATCCATGATCAATATCTTGACATGTTTGAATTAAATGATCTCTATTCCATCCAAATCCAACCCAACCTTCTTCTACATCATATAAAGTTCCGGATAACTCGTTATTAATCAAGAAATCTTTTACTATTTGATCGGAACCGTCTGTCGATCCGTTGTTCTGAAGAACATAGTAATCTACAAAAGGTAAACAAGAATTTAGCATTCTTTCTATGGATCTTGCTTCATTCTTAAACATGGTAATCATAACAATTTTACATTTTTTATTCATAGTTTACTTCTATTTTTAATCAATTGTTCAATGTTTCTATCATTCTCTTGAGATTTTGATGCTGAATATAATGCTCTGTATCGTTCCTCTGTGATTTCTTCTGGGTCAGTTAGGTAATAACAAGCAATACTTTTTCTATATGTATTATTTGGGCAAGTTATGGGATCGTTAAACCCATGCCAAGAATTTTTGGTAGTGTCAAAAATTACTGCTCTATTGAATATACAATCCACTTGGGCAATTTTTTCTTTTGGTTTTTTGTTTAGAAAATCGTGTGACCAAAATTCTAAATTACCTCCCCATTTTGGATTCCATTCCTGTGATAGATATATTATAAAATTATATTTTCTTTGTAATTTTAATTTTGGGTGAATTGAATAATCTAGATGTACATTCAATTTCCCACCGTTACCATGAATGTGCCAGCCAGCACCATGTAATCCGATATCAGTATATAGATTATTTGTTTTTGTTATATTTTGAATTATTTCTACGAATTCTTTTGAATTTAGATAAGAAAAAAACTTATAAGTGGTTTCTGGAAAATGATACCAATTGTTTAAAGTTTTTTTTATTTCTAATGGATTATTATAATCGAACCAATGTGTGGATTCAAATGGGATAAATTCTTCTGATATCTTTTTTGCGATAGATGGTTCTAAAAAATCATCTATAATGTAGTAATCAAACGGTTCATTATAATGTATGGTTGGGTGCATATTATCTCCATTTCGGACCTTCAAACCATGCAGCAATACTATATCTAGTTCCTCTTATTACTGGATTTGCTCTATGTGTAAAAAATGAAGGAAAAAATATAGTCGATCCTTGTTGCCTAATCTCAGAAGCATCAGGATATGTTGATACATCTACTAACTCAAAATCTCCACCTTCATATTCAGTAGAGTCTGATAGTTGGATTACACAAGAAAGTTTTCTATGATAAACGGGATCATTGTTTAACCAAAAAACGTCGTGATGGTTTTTATATTCTCCTTGGTCTTCGTGACTATATTCTGCGAATTGAATGAAATTTAATCTAGTAATGTGTATGTCAAAAAAATCATTATTTGCACTTATTGCTGCTTTCCATAATGCATCAAATATATACGCAAATCTCCAATTTGAACTATGAATAAATTTTATTTTACTTCTTCTATTTTTATAATCAGCGAAAGCATCGATATTACCAACAAGAGCATCTTGTGATGGAATGGATTGAACATCTCTGATTATTTTTTCGCAAGTATCTTTATCAAAATATGATTTAAAATAACACCATTCACCTTTCATAATATTCCTCAATTTTTTGTTTTTAGTTCATCTATCTGTATTTTCTGTTCTTTTAATGCTTCTATTAATAACGGTACTATTTTTGAGTATAGTACGGTTAAATATTTTTCTCCAGAAATACTATGTCCATATTTATTAGAATCAAAAGGGGCAATTTTTACTGCTTCTGGTAGCACTTCTTGTATTTCTTGTGCTATAAATCCTATTTGTCTTGAAGAGTCTTTATATCCAAATGAATTAGCTAATTCGTTTTGTTCGTAATATACACCATGTATTTTACTTATCTTTTCTAAACAATTGTCAACATTTCCTAAAACTTGTTTTAATCTTTTATCAGAATAATATGCAGTAATTTGTCCAGTTGCTCTTATTTCTCCTGTTGTTCCTGCTATAGTATTAACTCCTAGTGCTGTAACTTCAGTTACCACATTGCTAGCCGCTCCTTGTACTCCTTGAGGACCAGTAGCACCAACTGCCCCCTGTGCTCCCTGTGGACCCTGTGGACCTTGAACTCCTTGTCTGCCTTGAAATCCTGCAATTGAACTAGCCGCTCCTTGAACTCCTTGCGGTCCAGTAACACCAACTGCCCCCTGTGCTCCCTGTGGACCTTGAGCGCCTTGGAATCCTTGCCTACCTTGGAATCCTGCTATTCCAGCAACTCCTTGAGGACCAGTAGCACCTACAGCGCCTTGTGCTCCTTGAGCGCCCTGTGGACCTTGAGCGCCTTGGAATCCTTGTCTACCTTGGAATCCTGCTATTCCAGCAACTCCTTGAGGACCAGTAGCACCTACAGCGCCTTGAGCGCCTTGTGGTCCTTGTGGACCTTGAGCGCCTTGAAATCCTTGTCTACCTTGGAACCCCGCAATCGAACTTGCAGCACCTTGTACTCCTTGAGGACCAGTAGCACCGACAGCACCCTGAGCGCCTTGAGCACCTTGAAATCCTTGTGGACCTTGGAACCCTGCCACCCCTTGAACTCCTTGTGGTCCGGTAACGCCAACTGCCCCTTGAGCGCCTTGTGGACCTTGTGGACCTTGCGCTCCTTGAAATCCTTGTGGACCTTGAAATCCTGCTACCCCTTGAATGCCCTGTGGTCCAATAGCACCAACTGCGCCTTGAGCGCCTTGTGGTCCTTGTTGACCTTGAGCGCCTTGGAATCCTTGTGGACCTTGGAACCCCGCAATCGAACTTGCAGCACCTTGTACTCCTTGAGGACCAGTAGCACCGACAGCACCCTGAGCGCCTTGAGCGCCTTGAAATCCTTGTGGACCTTGAAATCCTGCTACCCCTTGAATGCCCTGTGGTCCAATAGCACCAACTGCGCCTTGAGCGCCTTGTGGACCTTGTGGACCTTGAGCGCCTTGGAATCCTTGTGGACCTTGGAACCCTGCCACCCCTTGTATGCCTTGTGGACCAGTAGCACCAACTGCGCCTTGTGCTCCCTGTGGACCTTGTGGACCTTGAGCGCCTTGAAATCCTTGTGGACCTTGGAATCCTTCTACTCCTTGAACTCCTTGTGGACCAGCAGCACCCACAGCACCCTGAGCGCCTTGTGGTCCTTGTGCTCCTTGTGGTCCTTGTGATCCGGAATAGCTTGAAGCGGGACCAGTCCAAATGCCTTCTGATGAAATTATTTCATTTAGATTTATAGATATGCCATTTTTTACAACGAAATTATTATTAGCTGCCATATTTTATTTCTTTTATTAATAAATCTATTTCTTTTTGTTGTTCTTTTATAGTTTCTATTATTAATGGAATTAATTTTTCATAATTAACCGTTAATAAATTTAAACCTGTGATGCTATTGTGATTTTCATCAATATCAAATGGTGCTAATGCAACAGCTTCTGGTATAATTTTTTGAACTTCTTGTGCTATAACTCCTATTTGTTTGCTATAATCTTTATATCCAAAGGTTTCTGCAAACTTATTTTGTTTATAAAAAATTCCATTTAATTGATATAATTTTTCACTAGCATTTTTTATAGATTCTATATTATCTTTTAACCTTATGTCAGAATAATACGAAGTTATGTTTCCGGTTGCTCTTATTTCTCCTGTTGGTCCTGCTGGGGTTCCAACTCCTAACGCAGTTACTGATGTTTGCAAAACATTAGATATCCCTTGAACGCCCTGCGGACCTTGTGGACCTTGGACTCCTTGTCTACCTTGGAATCCTGCTATTCCAACTGCTCCTTGAACTCCTTGTGGTCCAGTAACGCCAACTGCACCTTGTGCACCTTGTGGTCCCTGTGGACCTTGGACTCCTTGTCTGCCTTGAAATCCTGCAATAGAACTTGCAGCACCTTGAACTCCTTGTGGTCCAGTAACGCCAACTGCTCCTTGTGCGCCCTGTGGACCTTGTGGACCTTGGACTCCTTGTCTGCCTTGAAATCCTGCAATAGAACTTGCAGCGCCTTGAACTCCTTGTGGTCCAGTAACGCCAACTGCTCCTTGTGCGCCCTGTGGACCTTGTGCGCCTTGAAACCCTTGTCTGCCTTGAAATCCTGCAATAGAACTTGCAGCACCTTGAACTCCTTGTGGTCCAGTAACGCCAACTGCACCTTGTGCACCTTGTGGTCCCTGTGGACCTTGGACTCCTTGGACTCCTGTTACGCCGATTGCTCCTTGAACTCCTTGAGGACCAGTAATACCAACTGCTCCTTGTGCGCCCTGTGGACCTTGTGCGCCTTGAAACCCTTGTCTGCCTTGAAATCCTGCAATAGAACTTGCAGCGCCTTGAACTCCTTGGGGTCCAGTAGCACCGACAGCACCTTGTGCTCCCTGTGGTCCTTGCGCTCCTTGGACTCCTTGTCTACCTTGGAATCCAGATATGCCAACTGCTCCTTGAATTCCAGCGTTTCCAGTAGCACCAACTGCACCTTGTGCACCTTGTGGTCCCTGTGGACCTTGGACTCCTTGGACTCCTGTTACGCCGATTGCTCCTTGAACTCCTTGTGGACCAGTAGCACCGACAGCACCTTGTGCACCTTGTGGACCTTGTGCGCCTTGAAACCCTTGTGGACCTTGGAACCCTGCAATAGAACTTGCAGCGCCTTGAACTCCTTGGGGTCCAGTAGCACCGACAGCACCTTGTGCTCCCTGTGGTCCTTGCGCTCCTTGAAATCCTTGTGGACCTTGGAACCCTTGTCTACCAACAACCCCTTGTATGCCTTGTGGTCCTGTAACTCCCGCAATTCCTTGAGACCCTTGTGGTCCTTGTGCTCCTTGTGGTCCTTGGAATCCTTGAACGCCTTGAAATCCTTGTGGTCCTTGCGGACCTTTTATGTTCGTTGTAGAAGCAATCCAAACAGAGTTGTTGGAAATAACTGAAGTATTTCCAACAACTAATCCATTTTTTATTATTAGTTTAGATTGTTCTGCCATCTGATTAGTTTCTTAATGTTAAAAGTTCTTTAATTTGCTTTTGTTGTTCTTTTATAGCTTCTACTATTATTGGAATTAATTTTTCATATTGTACTGTTATGTAATTTTCCCCAGAAATGCTATTTCCATCGGAATCCGTATCAAAAGGAGCAGGTTTAACTATTTCAGGAGCAAAAGGTTTTATTTGCTGTGCTATCAATCCTATTTTTTTACTATAATCGTTATATCCAAACTTTTCTGCTAACTTATTTTGAGTAAAATAAATTCCACTTATACTTAATACTTTTTCTAAACAATTTTCAATTTTGTTTATATTTTTCTTTAATCTTTGATCTGAGTATGCTGCTATGATATTTCCAGATGCTCGTATTTCTCCAGTTCCGCCAAGTGCAGCATTTACTCCTAATGTACTAAGATTATTGGCAGGAATTATTAAATTTGCTCCTTGGAATCCTTGTCTGCCTTGGAATCCTGCTATTCCAGCAACTCCTTGAGGACCAGTAGCACCTACAGCGCCTTGTGCTCCTTGTGCTCCTTGCGGACCTTGTGCGCCTTGGAATCCTTGTCTGCCTTGGAATCCTGCTATTCCAGCAACCCCTTGAGGACCAGTGGCGCCAACTGCTCCCTGTACGCCTTGTGGTCCCTGTGGACCTTGGACTCCTTGTCTACCTTGAAATCCTGCTATTCCAACTGTCCCTTGAACTCCTTGCGGTCCAGTAGCGCCAACAGCACCTTGTACACCTTGTGGTCCCTGTGGACCTTGGACTCCTTGTCTACCTTGGAATCCTGCTATTCCAATAGCACCCTGAACTCCAGTATTACCAGTAGCACCAACAGCGCCTTGAACGCCTTGTGGTCCTTGTGGTCCTTGTGCGCCTTGGAATCCTTGTCTTCCTTGAAATCCTGCTATTCCAGCATTACCAGTAGCACCTACAGCGCCTTGTGCTCCTTGTGGACCAGTAGAACCTTGAAACCCTTGTCTGCCTTGAAATCCTGCTATTCCAATAGCACCTTGCACACCAACATTACCAGTAGCACCTACAGCGCCTTGTGCTCCTTGTGGTCCAGTAGAACCTTGTATTCCTTGTCTACCTTGAAATCCTGCTATTCCAATAGCACCTTGCACACCAGCATTACCAGTAGCACCAACTGCTCCCTGAACTCCTTGTGGTCCCTGTGGACCTTGTGTGCCTTGAAACCCTTGTCTGCCTTGGAATCCTGCTATTCCACTATTTCCAGTAGCACCAACTGCTCCCTGAACGCCTTGAGGACCAGTAGAACCTTGTATTCCTTGTCTACCTTGAAATCCTGATATTCCGATAGCGCCCTGAACTCCAGCATTTCCAGTAGCACCAACCACGCCTTGTACGCCTTGAGGACCAGTAGAACCTTGAACGCCCTGCCTACCTTGAAATCCTGCTATTCCGATAGCACCCTGAACTCCAATATTACCAGTAGCACCCAAAGCACCTTGTACGCCTTGAGGACCAGTAGAACCTTGTACTCCTTGTCTACCTTGGAATCCTGCTATTCCAGTAAATCCAACATTTCCAGTTATCCCAATATTTCCTTGAAATCCTTGATCTCCGGTTATATTTGTTGATGGACCTACCCAATGACCAGTTGAATTTGCGACAAGAGTATCCCCAACAATTAATCCGTTTTTTATTTCAAAGGGTTTATTTGTTGCCATTTTATACCAAGATTAGTTGTCTTGTTAATTTTACTACGGTAGTAGCATTGGTTGGAGTAAATAATAAATTCATATTACCGGAAGTAATTGTAGCATCAAATGTTCCTAGAGAAGCATTTGTGAATATTTCTCCATATTGAGCGAGATAAACTGTTGTGCCGTTATGTATTAGTTTTAGTGTTATTGTATGATAATTTGTAGATGAAGTCATTTGCACTTCATAAGTTGCTGTTCTATATGTTGCTGCGGGAAAGCTGTCTAGTGTAATTTGATTTGTGGTTGTGGTAGTATAATTTTCCGAAATTAAAACTGTTGAAGGTCCGATTTGAACCTCGCCACCATATTGAGCGAGTTTTACTAATCCAGTGTCAAGAACTTCTATAGAAGGTATACCAGAGATATCATTAACAGAGAATATTGTTCCGGACATTGAGTCTGTGATAGAGAATAATTGTCCGGTGTTACCTTCAAAAGAAAGTGTTCCGTTTGAAGTTGGGTATACATTAAGAACAATATTCTTAGCATTTGTTGATGCGTCTGCTGCGGAAAACGTAATTTTTGGGTTAGTATTTGCTATACCAACATTAGGTTGAATTACTATATTTTGTTCGTTTAATGCCATTTGGTATTCTCTAAGGAGTTGTTATTTAACTATTTATATCCCGAAGCGATTGCGAGAAGCGTTAAAATTTTGTTGAATTTCTGCTGCGGATAATGCTCTGTTATACGCCATAACACTCGATATTTCAATATTGCCAAACAAACTAGCTCCTCCCCTACAACCTATATAAAATTTTCTGTTACCGAAATTATTAGTATTATTAGCATATCCAGAAAGGGGGTTAGATATTTCGTCTTTTATAACACCGTTGCTGTATATAAGATTTTCTTTGGAAGTTTGTGAAGTGTCGTGTATTATAATATTAGAATGCCAATTGGAATCGTTTAATAAAGTTTTAGAATATACTCCTATATTATATCCAACATTTCCTCTAACACTAGCAAAAATATCATAATTCGCTCCAACAGAATTATCAGAAAATGATGCTACAAAACAATCGGTATAACTGTTAAAATTTGGACCTAATTCATATAGAACTTTTGGAGAAGTCCCATAGGATAATACTTTTACTGAAAATAAAACTGTTACCGCATTGGTTGTTGATAAATTTAGAGGATTAATCGTTTCTACATAATCATTTATTCCGTCTAATACAAATTTGCCATTATTTTCTGTAGAATAAACTGGTCCATTTACTAAAGAAGCGTGATTACCATTTCCACTCAAATCATACCAAACAGCACCTGATCCAGGATAACTTTTTGGATTAGCAGCATCTAAACATAAAACTAATCCATTAGTAACAATACTTGCTCCGTGACCCAAACTCACTTACATTTCCTCCATTGGAGCAGTCCATTCTAATCCATTTAATATTTCTAATATTTCTTCGTAAGTATACGGACCTTCTGTATTCTCCAAAGTAGAAACAAATTCTGGCTGTTCTCCATCCCATTTAACAAACGTTTTGGAACCATCCACAGAACGTCTAACCGTTTCGGCAGAAGTTTCTAATACTTGACTAAAATCAACTTTTGATAATTCCGAAGTTGGAAAGATTATAAAATTTCTATCATTATATTCCATATCTGCTCCTTGTAGCGTTGAAGTTTTGTTGAATTTCTGTGGCGGATAATGCTTTGCTGTATACAGAAATATTAGAAGCTTTCCCTTGAAATTTAGATGACGTTGAAATGTCATTAAACAAATTATATAAAAGAATACCAGAATTTTCTACATTTGGAATTTCACATACTAATTGTCCGTTTAAATATGCTTTATAGGTAGAATTAGTATCCATAGATTCCACTAAATTTATAGTGGTATTCCCGTCAAAAATGTCATATAATTCATTGGCTGTTAAAATTGTTTGCGATGCTCCGATAATAGTTAAGTCTACAGGTGTTTTGTTAACCCACGCAAATACAAACCCATCTAAATATCTGATATTATAAAAATTTGTAGATAGATTTACACAAGATTCAAAATCAGAAGTAAGACCAAATATGTCTGTTACAAAAGTCCCATCATATATGTCTAATCCTACGAATCTACTTACAGCACTGCCTTGATATGTAGTGAATGAGCCACCAACATATAACAAACCTGAACTATCTGCTAATATAGAAAGCACAGCACCGTCAAACCCAGTACCATAAACAAAAGAAGTTTCTATTGACCCGTCAGTGTTTAATGTAATTATTCGGTTTGCTGCGGTTCCGTTATATGTAGTAAACGCTCCCCCAACATATAACCATGAAAAGTCATAACTGTATGATATTGATCTAACAACACCATTAAACCCAGTACCATAAACAAAAGAAGCATCTATCGACCCAGTAGAGGTTAATTTAACCATGCGATTTACTGCCGTTCCATTATATGTAGTGAACCCTCCCCCAACATATAAATCTCCGTTTTCGTCAAACTCTATACAAAGGACTTGATCATTAAACCCAGTACCATAAACAAAAGAAGCATCTATCGACCCAGTAGAGGTTAATTTAATAATTCGGTTTGCTGCGGTTCCGTTATAAGAAGTAAAATTTCCTATAACATATATGCCTCCATTAATTGGATCTATGTAAATTGCTGTTACTACATTATTAAACCCAGTACCATAAACAAAAGAAGTATCTATTGAACCGTCAGTGTTTAATTTAATAATTCGGTTTGCTGCGGTTCCGTTATAAGAAGTAAAGGAGCCAACAACATAAATATTTCCTGAACTGTCTTCTGCGGAAAATGCCGTAGAAAAATTAAATCCAGAAGTAGATGTTCCGAAACCAGTATCTAACGATCCATCAGAATTATATCGTTTGAATCCTATTTTTCCATATTTACTATATTGGCTAAGGTTTTCGCATACATATATTTTCCCAGAATAATATGTAGATGCTGTTATGTGAACTGGAGTGGATAGGTATCCTACAGAACCTGTATTAAATCCTTGATCGACCGCTGTGAAAATAGAATTCATCTTAAAAATTTTAGGGATTCTTTCTGAACCAACAAAATTGGTTACATAGTTAGAACAAATATAAAAAGTGCTACCTATTGAGCTTTTAGGTGTTATATATGTAGTATCCGTTTGAGTTGTTAGTGGGACAGAACAAGGGTATCCTAGATAATTACCTTCAACAGCATAAAATACAGAAGCTCCTATTTTAGTGGAATTAAATACAGGACTTATCCAACACGATAGAGTCCACCCACTTCCTGATTTAAACGCCATAGGGTTTTGTTTAACGTAATCATCAACGCCATCGAACACAATTACCCCTTGAGATTGGTATGATGGACCATTGATTAAATCTGAATTTTGATTTCCGCCAGTTAAAATTTGATTTGATGTTGCAGAGGATCTTATACCATTTACAAAAACAGTCGGATACGTTTTTTGTTCTACTTGTATATCCCAAATATCTATAATATCACCAACTTGAAATGTTGGTGTATCAAAAAATCTATATGTCGAATCATAAGTAATTCTTTTCGCCGTTGCTGAAGCAAAAATATAATCGCCTGTATCTATAATTAATCTGTCGCCAACATTAACATCACAAAAATCGTTTATTAAAAAGTTGGTTAATCCAGAAATGACTTTATATTTGTATGATAATGTATATGTTTGGTTGTTTACTAACAAACCATTAGGAATTGATATTCTAATTAGCCCACTAGTGTTACACTGAACGCGATATTTACTATTTGCCTCTACAGTTGTCACTGAAAAAGAACCCGTTAATGTTCCAATAGACCCAACAAAAGTTCCGGAAGAATACATTAAATTTGTAGTGGTTTCTCCGGATATAGTTTCTGAACGATTGCCTTTTACTAAATTAAACCAATTATTTCCAGTTCCTGGATAACTTTTTGGATTAGCAGCATCTATACATAATACCAAATTATCAGTAACAAGTTTACTATTATATGCAGTTGCCATATTATTCCTCTACTATTAATGAAGGTACATCTTTTCTTTCTGCCGTTATATCCCAAAAGAATTCGTATTCTTTAGTAAAAATGCTAGTAGTTTCGTCAATACCCACTGTAAACCGATTTTCTTTAATGTTAATGTCTTCTACCCATAATACTTTACCGTGTTTAATATTTGTTAATTGAATATTAACATCTTCTTCATGAACCAAATCTCTAAAGTAATATGGTAAGGTTACTACTCCTTTTCCGTTAATAACTTTTCCTTTACCTGTTAATCTTACTCCGTGATATGGAGATTCCAACGAACCATATCTTAATCGTTTATTTGGATCGGAAGGATGAACGATATCGAACGATTTTGTGGTAGCATTTAATGCACCCGAAATACCAACGCCACCAGTTACAATTAATGTTCCTGTTGTAGTATTAGTAGAAGCAGTATTTGCAGTTAGAGTTAATGTATTTGCTTTAGCAGTCCCCACAACTTCAAATTTGTAATTTGTAGTATTAGAACCAATTACTACATTACCCGAATTTAAAATTGCTAATTGGATATTATTTGCTGAGTCTCTAAACCAATGATTGGAATTTGAAGGTCTACCAGAAACATAATTCATTCCGTGAGACAATCCGGCGAATTCTGAACCATAAAAATCGTATACTATTCTTGAAGTCGTATAACCAGAATAATTGACTTTAAAATTGATGCCAGTAGCCCAACCAGAAGAATTGTCTAATGTTAGAATTGGTACACAAGCACCGGCGCTTTCGGTTATGTGTAACTTTGTTGTTGGTGTTGTTGTCGCAATCCCAAACCTACCATTTGCAACATCAAACGCAAACGCATTATTAGTATATCCAGCAAGAGTTCCGGAAGTAGCAGAAACCAATTGTGGATAATATGTTCCAGAAGTAGCGTTGGTTATTACTTCAAAATTAGCGACATTGGCAGTTAAATTTGACGCAGTTCCAGTTAAACCAGTTCCTTCTCCATAGAACGTAGTGGCATATAAATTACCATCGTAATTTAATCTAGTAGTATTTGTTGGTGCAGTTGAACCACCATCAAACTGACCAGCAGTTTTCGTAGTTCCATTATATTCAATAAACGATGGAGTTGTGGAACCAGCGGTAACACCTCTATCGCCCGGAATTGTTCCTGTAGTCAAATTCGAAGCATTAGAAGCGTTTGTGTTTGTGGTATTTGCTTGGTTATAAGCAGAGTTTGCTTGGATAAATGCTGCAGTAATAGAAGTATTCTGAGTCGCGTTTATATTTGTTTGCAGAGTATTATTAGAACTTAACCAACTTGTTAAATTAGTAATATTTGTGTTCTGGGTAACATCAGTTCCTTCAATGACAGTCAATCTTGTATTTTGAGTATTATCTACTCCTTGTATATTAGATATTGTTGTGGATGTTAGTACATCTATTCCGTTAATTTTATAGGTTTTACCAGAAGCAATGTCAATATTTTCGCTAGAAGTCCACGAAGAAGTTGCGTTAATCCAATTCCAAGTTTTATCTGTTGTTCCTCTAACAGTAATACCACCGCCATCAGCAGTAATATTCGTAGGAGAAGCAACATTTGCTAAAGTTATGTTCTTGTCTTCTACAGCAATAGTATCAACATCAAGAGTGGTTGTAGTGCCTTGAACCGCAACATTACCAGTAATAACAACATCTCCTGTGATTGTCCCACCAGAAGAACTAAATTTAGTATTAGAAGATAAGAATGCGGCATTAGCATGAGTAAATGCTGCTTGAGTAAATGTGTTTTGAGTAACATCAACACCTTCAATAACAGTCAATCTTGTATTTTGGGTATTATCAACTCCAGCAATCAAACTTACATTAGAACTTAACCATGATGTTAAATTGCTAATATTGGTGTTCTGAGTAACATCAACACCTTCAATAACAGTCAATCTTGTATTCTGAGTATTATCTACTTCCTGTATAGATAATATATTTGTATTTTGGGTATTATCAACTCCAGCAATCAAACTTACATTAGAACTTAACCATGATGTTAAATTGCTAATATTAGTATTTTGGGTAGTATTAATTCCCTGTAATAATGTTACATTAGAATTTATTACATTATTGGTGTAAATTAAATTGTTTGTATTAGCAGTATCTGTATACCCTGTATAATAACTACCATGTTCGCCATCTAATTTATCGGAATTGCCAACATCTAAATTCGATTGAGGTTTATTCTCCCATCTATTATTCGCACTCCAAATAATAACATCGTTTGCTGAAATATTAGTAATCTTAACGTCACGTGCTTCTGATAATTCATATCCAAAATCTGGACGAACCATCAAAATGCCATTATTAGAAGATGGAGAATTAGAAACTCTAACAACTGCTGCTAATGTTATAGCATAATCTGGGGCAGTAGGTCTTGTATTAGAAAATGCTCCAGGATTGTTATTATCTAGATATAAAATATCTCCAAGAGAATAATTGTACGTGTCAACGTCATTAACCTTACCAAACCAAGTTACATATCCCCAATTATTTTGAGGAATAGTTTGGGTGGCAACACCAACAATCCATCTAGGTTCAAATCCAGTAACTTGTGTATTTGCTAATCTTAATAGAAGACCATCTCCTTGAGCGCCAGCGAACATAACAATTTTACCATTTTGGATGGTTTCTGTTGCTCTACCATAGATATGAGATTCTTGTCCTACTTGTAATGTAACTCCATTTAGTAGTTCCATATCATATGTTGAATATGTATTATTCCACGAGATATTTTTCAATCCCTCGGAAGAGTTCATATACAATCCATTTAAAGAAATAAATGAATTTGCATCTCTTACGACTACAGTATTTGCAGCGTTTGATGTTGCAGTATTATAACCATCGAGTAAATCTACGTTGAGATTTTCAACTTTTGTAGTTGATGAGACGGTTAGAGGTGGAGTTCCCGTAGAAACAAGAGCTGTTAATGTATTGGTTGATACATTATTGGCAGAAACAATATCTTGATAATTGGCATCTATACCATGCCTAGTGGTAAACTTTTTTGTTGACATCCCGATTCCCTATCCTCGGAGGTTTATTTAGTATTTATACTAAGATTTAAAAAATATTAACAAAGAAAATTCATCTTGCAATCTCTGTAATACGCAACCACATAGATGTAGGAGAGTTATCTATAATTATACCATCATCGGCGCTGTCTCTACGAGCACCAACTTGTATTTGTTTTGTTGATGTGCTAGAATTTGTGTATCTACCCGTCAATGGGAATAATACTCCCGAACGACCGCTTGTACCCTGATTATTATCATTAGCCATCTGCCAAGCGTATGCAATTTCAGTGTTATCAACTAATAATTGCGAATACCAACTATCATCGGTGGTTCCTTGTGGTTGATATTTTGATAGATGATAGTGAATGATCAAATAACTCGATGAACTAACAGGAGTATAATTATAAGTAATAAAATTCACTGTTGATCCTGTCGTTGCAATAGTCGTACTAACGACAGTAACTTGACTATTATCCAACATAGTATCTTTTATCACTTGACCTGCGGTATAAGATCCCGGAGTAATTGTACCTTTATTTGATATGTTGCCGCTGTTGGTTATTGTAAATATAACATTAGTATAGGTGCTATCAATTATTTCGATGCTTCCTGTACTATTTAAACGAACCGTTTTGTTTGGATCGGTTGTTCCTGGAGCAATATTTGTTGCTTTTAATAAATCGAAATATGTTGTTCCTCCGATTGTGTTATTTCCAGATAACATCAATAATGCGCCACTATTAGCCCCATTATATTTTGAAAATAATTGACCAGAGGGTATTTTTGAAATTGCTCTTGAATTCGACATATATTATACTACAATTGAGGTTTTTGTGAATTTAATACTATTGCTATTGTTGGTAGGAGATATCAATAATCTCACAGATCCTCCGGAAACGTCTGTATCATAACTCATTAATACGCCATTTGTTGTAATTAAACCATATTCTGTAATATAAGAAGTGGTTCCATCATGAATCAACAATAATTCACTTATTTGATAACTTGTCGAACTTGTGACTTGTATTTGATATTTCACGGATCTATATAACGCGGTTGAAAATAAATCCAATACTTGATTTGCGCTATTTGTCGTAGTTATTATATTATTCGAATCAATATTTCCATATATTAAACTATAAGAATTTGCAACATTTACATCGTTATACCATTTTTGTATTGAAACGTCGTCACCTAAAGGTGCTGGAGACGATAATATTATAGATGTTCCATTTGTTGCCGTATAGTCGGAAGAATTTAAAAGTACACCATTTACAAATACTTTAATTTTACCTATATTATATCCATTTGTAATGGAAAATTCTGTTTGATTATTTGCGGCTGTGAATTCTTGATACGCTAAGTTTGTTGATGTAGGACCAGATCCAGAACTGTTAAATGCTAAATTTGCTAAGTTATAGACAGCGTTTAATGCGTTTGCTGTTGCTACTAACACAATAGAATTCGAATCAACTCCATCGTATAATTGAACAACACCCTCTTCAAAAACTGTTCCGGATTTTACTCCAATAGTAAATTTATCATTAACAGAATCTGGAGTTAATGTTATTGCTCCCGTAGAGTCTATAGATAAAATATCAGAATTGGATGTTGCAATTAATAATGAAGAATTTACATTTAGAACAGAATATGCGTTTGTTGTGGTATCTGTTCTTACGGTTCTTATAACATTAGAAGGATCTTTATAGAATAAAATACCGTCAGCGGTATTAATCGCTATTTCGCCGCTTTCTAAACTACTAGGAACATTTCCAGGTACTATAGATTTCTTTAATTGAATTACTGTGTTCGCCACTTAATATCTCTTAAAATGTTCCGCCGTCTTTAGAATAGGAATCTACTTCTTCTTTAATTTCTTTAGTTACTACGGGAGCGTTTTTAGCATCAAATTTTCTTCTTTGTGCTGGCGTCATTTGTAGATATTCTATTTTAGAGTTTAATTCTTCTATTTTCTTTTCGTATCTTAACGCGAGTTTTTCTTTTTCTTTTTCTTTATTTTGTAATTCTTGTCTTGCAGAAATCAACTCGTTCTTAAAAGTATTTAAGTGGTTTGTTTCTGCTCTTATTTGTTCGAATTCGTTTTTTAATCTACCAATTTCTGTATTTTTATCGAGTAGTTGGTGGTCCTTTTCTTCTATGTTCTTTTCTATGTCGTTAAATTCTTGTAACTTATTTTCTAAAATTTCGACCTTCTTTTTTAATTCTTCTTGATCTTCTGCATTGATTTTTGCTTGCGCTTGGAATACTATATTTTTTCCCAAAGCGTCATGAAAGGTTGACGTCAACAATTCAACATAAGCGTTAAAAAATCTCTCATTATTCATTTATCACCCCTATTAATAAAAAACCGTAGAAAAGAATATATTTTTCCTTCCTACGGTTATTATTTATATGTTTTTACTAAAGATCTTTTTTAGAAAGATCCGCCATCAAGATGACCGAATTTTACTCCAGTTGCCGCAGCAAATTGTAATACATGACCGTCAGAAGCAGAATTTGTATAAGACATAGCATTTCCACTTCCGGAATAGAATACTGCTGAGTTTGCGTTTGGATTGGTGAAACCAAGACCACCACCAAGCAAATCTAATGTTCCAAAAGTAGGAGCGCCAGAACCGCCAGATATAAACGCTTGTCCTGTTGTTCCAACTGTATTGAATAGATACGATGTACCATTACTATACGCAACAGAACCAGCAGAACCAATTGCCGCAGCATTAGTACCGCCATGAGCGATAGGTAGAATATCTGCTACGTGAGTGGCTAGACCAACTTTTCCGTAAGAAGGTGCTACACCAGTACCACCAGAAAGTAAAACGCTACCAACAGAAACGTCGCTTAATACTGTTAGAGAAGTAGAACCATTAGCAAAAATTATATCGCCGACGGTATAACTTCTTAGTCCAGTACCACCATCTGAAGGTTGGATTGCTTGATGTAAATTAGATATTACACCACCAGTTACATTAGCTCTTAATGTTGCGGTATTAGCAACAGTAATGGAAGCAGAAGGAATCGTATTTCCTGTGGGGTCGTCATCCAAGCCTTTAAATAAGAAATATTGTTTAGAATCCGAAATGGTTCTGGCTAAACCAGAGAATTTAACTCCAGAGTCGTTATAAGTTCCATAGAAACCGATATCTAAACCATCGCCAGAAGTATTATTGTTTGCAAGTTTAATTAGAGAGTCTTCTACAAACAAACTAGAAGTATTAACTGTTACTGTGTTACCAAGTACGGTTAAATCGCCGGAAACTGTTAAATCGCCACCAACAGTTTGTCCGCCAGAAGTTCTAATAACAGTATTATCAACGAATATAGAAATATTATCGTCGGTTACTGTGGTGGTAATTCCATCTCCACCTTGGAAATTCAAAGTCTCTGTTAATAGAGAAACGCCATCAGAACCAGTATCGCCAGTTATATTAAGTGTTGTTGCAATGGAAACATTAGCTGCTGCAGTAACAAGACCTTTACCGTTTACCGTAAATACTGGAATTTGAGAAACGCCACCAAACGTTCCAACGTTGTTATTTACTGTTGCGAAAGTTAATCCAATACCGGCATTAGCAGTTCCGTCTATAGATGCAGAACCAGACGCATCACCAAAAACAAATACGTCTCTTGCGGTTTGCCATTTCGTTGCTGTATTAGCGTTACCCCATAAACTAGCATTAACAACAGTGGCGGAAAAACTTCCGTCAGAATCTCTCTTAACAATGGTAGAACCAGTATTAGAAGAAGTGGCGGCATCTAGCATTTGTGTATAGGTATTGCCGCCTATAACAACAACTCCAGTAGTAGCATCACCAATTGCTATTTTACCGGATTGGAACGAATATGCTAACTCACCGTAATTTAGTGTGGTTGGTAACGCTGTGGTTTGGGAGCGTTTTATTTGGATGATTGTATTTGCCATTTATTTTCCTAATTTTTAAAATAATCCGCCATCAATATTGTTTATGTCAATAGAAGAAGAGTCTATCCTTTTGGATACATATTTACCTGTTACAGCATTAAATACCAACACGTTACCGTCCACAGGACTAAAAGAGTAAACGTCTTCTAACTGAGATATTTTTTTAGCTCCATAATTTATAGATTTTACAGAATAATCTTGTTGGTTATCAACTTTAACATTAATAGTATTATCATAAGTCACATTACCAACTCTAGTTGGGTTTTGCCCATTGACTTTTACTGATACTGCTCTGATTGACATTTTAGTTTCCTAATTTTATTAGTATTTATAAAAATGTCAAACTTATATTTTAGTTGAACTAGGTTCTACGTGAATAATCCCTTCCAAAACTTTTGATCTATTAGTGGGGTTTGATGTATTTGTTATAAAAACGTCATAAACATACCTTCCAGATTTAATGTTTTGTGTAGTATTTGCAGATAGTGATAAATTTATAATCCCTAATTGGGTATTAGCAACATTTGCAGAAAAAGAAGCAGCAACGTTCGCAGACCAATAAGATTTTCTTATATCAGATTTTACGTTAGAATTGGTAAGATTATATGGATAACCGTTTAATCCGTCTAATGTGATATTAACGGAATAATCTTCCCCTTGTTCCAAAAATAATTCTAAATATCCTGCTGACATATTAGTTTCCTATTTTAGATTTTAGTTCGTCAATTTGTTTTTGCTGTTCTTTAATTGCCTCAATTAGAACACCTACGATATTACCATAAGCAACTGAAAGTATTCCATCGGAATTTTCTACAACAACTTCTGGAAGAACTTCTTGAACCTCTTGAGCAATTACACCGATTCCTTTCTTATTGGAGTCAATCTTGGTAAAAGACACACCTCTTAGATTTAAAACTTTATCTAAAGAATTTTCTAATGTAATAACATCTTTTTTCAGCGTTTTGTCGGAATATGCAGTAACGTTTCCAGAAGCAGTGAAATCTCCTGAGGGACTTAAAATTGCAGTTCCAGTTCCGGCAGACATTCCAGTATTACCGGAACCGATATTAGACATCCAAAAATTACCATTAGCACCAACATCTTTAATAATTCTAGCATGATAATCATATTGCCCAGGAGTTCCTGCTGAATGAAAGTCGATTAAAGCTCCCCTATCGCCTGTTCCTTGTCTTCCCAGTTCAATAGTCCCAACACTACTAAATTCGGAGGTTCCAATTATTGCGGTAGTAGCAGTAATTTGTCCGTTACCATCTCTAGCGACAATTTTGTTTGCTGTATTAGTTGTTGTAGCATCTACTGCCCAAGTGGTTGCAGCAGAACCGTCAAAATTGCTGCCTGTTAAATATGTTCCTCTGGTTAAAATGTTATTTACTTTACTTGCAGTAGACGCATTACCAGATAAAGATGCTGTAATTGTTCCTGCAGAGAAATTACCAGAACCGTCTCTAACAACAATTTTGTTTGCTGTATTAGTTGTTGTAGCATCTACTGCCCAAGTGGTTGCGTTATAGCCAGTATAATTAGAACCAGTTAAATACGATCCTACAGTTAATGTTGCTGGAGTGTATTCGTACCAAGTTGTTGCGTCGTTTGTACCACCCCAAACCCTTGCCGGAGTTCCTGCTTGATCGGTGTTGTCAAATGCTATACCAAGAGTGGAATACGGAATATTCCACGATGATGTTGCAGCAGACCAACCACCGACTTGCAGTCTATTGTTAGTTCCTAGACCAAAATATGTAGCGTAAGCTCCTGGTCTATGAAATGCTATGAATGCTGCGGAAGAACTGTTTGGTCCTTGGATTTCAATACCACCAAGAGAACCTGTTGAAGTTCCTAAAGAAGACGATGCTTGAGAACCAGTAGCAAGTATTCTCGTAGAAGACGAGAATTGTCCAGTTACTGATAAAGTAGAACTAAATGATCCTGTCGATACGCTAACGGTTCCAGCACCACCAATACCAGTAGCAGTACCGTTGATGTTCATTGTCTGACCGCTGATAAAACTTGCGACAGCAGCAGCACTAGCAGTTCTATAAAAATTATCAGAAGTCTTCGATATAATTCCAGTCACACCAGTAGTAACTGAATTATCAGAAGAATTAAAATAAGATGAGGTAATTGTTCCTGCAGAGAAATTACCAGATCCATCTCTAGCAACAATTGTAGAAACGGTATTTGCACTTGTAGCATTAGAAGCTATTGTTGGATTTCCAGCAGATCCATCGGCATTAGTAATAGAAATTCCTGTTCCAGAAACAGCGATAGACCTAGCAGTTATTGTACCAGAAGATGTTCTAGTAAATAATCCAGTAGTTGTCATGTCGTGAAGGTTTAATGCTTGTCCAGTTAAACCAATAGTCCATGATCTATTTGTAGATAAATCTGTAGCAGAACCGCCGCCAGTAATACCAGTTCCATTCGCTATTGTCAATGTTCTGCTTGTTGGAACCATAGTACCCGCAGTTAATACAACATTACCAACCGGAAGAGTAACAGAATAGTTGGACGTTACGTCAGAAGTAATGAATTCCCAATAATTGGTGTTATTAGTATCCCATATTCTTACGGTACTAGTTCCTGGTTTTAGGTCTATAGCTCCTAATCCAACCCCGGTATCTAGAGTTATCGCCCCAGTACCTTTTGTAGATATGGTTAGACCAACATTACTATCAAACTGCCCCTCTGTTGATATCAACACTGGAGATCCGTTTGCAGCGTTTGTTATGGTTGCATAATTCACACCAGAAGTAACACCTACTGTGTTTAGTGTTGTTGTTCCGTTGGTTCCAAAAAGATTTGGAACGAGTATATTCGCAGAACCATTAAAGGACACTCCATTAATATTTCTTGCAGTTTGTAAAGTAGTTGCAGTAGAAGCATTACCGCTTAAAGCTGCGGTAATTGTTCCCGCAGAGAAATTACCAGATCCATCTCTAGCAACAATTTTGTTTGCTGTATTAGTTGTTGTAGCATCTACTGTCCAAGTGGTTGCTGCAGATCCGTCAAAATTGCTGCCTGTTAAATATGTACCTCTGGTTAAAATGCTGTTTACTTTAGATGAGCTGGTTGCATTACCGCTTAAAGATGCGGTAATTGTTCCTGCAGAGAAATTACCTGAAGCATCCCTAGCAACAATTGTAGAAACGGTATTTGCACTTGTAGCATTAGAAGTTATTGTTGGATTTCCAGCAGATCCATCAGCATTAGTAATAGAAATTCCTGTTCCAGAAACAGCGATAGATCTTGAAATTATAGATCCGGCAGAGTTTCTGGTAAATAGACCAGTAGTTGCTAAATCATGTAAGCTCCTTGCTTGTCCAGTTAATTGGAACTGTCTATTAACGCTTAAATTGGTAGTCGCGTCGGTTGCGATACCTCCAGAAGCAGTAATAGTTAAAGAAGTTGGAACCATAGTGCCGGGAACTAGAGTAGTATTTCCAGCGGCAAGATTTAACAAATAATTAGCTGTTGTATCTCCAGTAACAATTTCATGATAATTTGAATTATTGTTGTCCCAAATTCTAACATTAGTTGATAAAGGTTTTAGGTCTATTTGTCCAGTTAACCCCGAAACCACTAATTTATTATTAACATTTGCTTCTTCAGCAATAAAAGCGTCGTTGTTTGCTCGAAAATCTCTAGTAAATATTGTTTGGGTTACAGAAAGATTTTGGGTATTAGCAAAATTGTTTGCTTGTAAGCTGTTTGAAACAACTATTGGAGAAATTACATTAGTGTTTGCAACAACAAAGTTAGATAATGTTGTTCCTGTTACCGACAATGTTGATATACCACCAAAAACTGTATTAGTTCTATTTAAATATACTGGCGTTGTCCCTATAGTTATTGCTGAATTTGCGTGTGTATAAACAGAATTTGCATGTGTATAAGCAGAATTAGAATTTAAGAATGCAGAATTTGCGTGTGTTCTTGTTAGAGAATGTACTCTAGAAGAAGGAACTCTTACGGAACTAGTTTCATTTAGATTATCAGCAATATCTAACTCTAGCAATAAATTAGTATAAATTTTACTGTTGGCGGTAGAATTAGGAACATCGACTGCTCTCCATCTTAAAGATAGATCGGACCAAGATATTGCTGCGTCAGAGTTTGCAGAATACCATATACCATTTGCCTCATCTAATTTTCTATTAACAATCAGTTCTGCAGGAATGGTGTTGGTCCACCAAGAAGGGCTGTTAGCACTTAATCTTATTGATTTACCATCATACTGAGTAGCCCCTAAAACTTTTAAGTCTCCTCCAACAACCATGTTTGAAACTATCGAAGCATTATTGAATAGTGCTTCTCTTGAATATACATTATATACAGATGGATTTTGGCTGTTATCTAGATATCCTACACTATTAGCTTGAACTAGATTTGATGCGTATAAATTGGTAGTATTTGCATTATTTACTACTAAAATGTTAGTATTAGATATAAAATCATTTGTAAATATTCTCTGAGTTACTGATAGGTTTTGAGTGTTTGCTGCACTATTTGCTTGCAAAATCGCAGTAAATACGTTACTACTACCGTGTAAAGTAGGAGAAGTAACTAATGAATTAGCTGAAACAGTATTAGTTATTACATTAGTATTAGATTGAACAGTTTCAGTGACAACTCTAGTATTAGCTTGGACAATACCTGTCACAACTCTAGTATTTGCTAAAACATCATTAGTTATTACATTAGTATTAGCTTGGACAATACCTGTCACAACTCTAGTATTTGCTAAAACATCATTAGTTATTACATTAGTATTAGATTGAACAGTTTCAGTGACAACTCTAGTATTTGCTAAAACATCATTAGTTATTACATTAGTATTAGATTGAACAGTTTCAGTGACAACTCTAGTATTAGCCTGAATATATCCAGAGAATACATTACTACTACCATGTAAAGTAGGAGAAGTAACAACAGTATTAGCAGAAACAGTATTAGAATGAACTATATTATTTGCCTGAACAATACCTGTTACAACTCTAGTATTAGCCTGAACATATCCAGAAAATACATTACTACTACCATGTAAAGTAGGAGAAGTAACAACAGTATTAGCAGAAATAGTATTAGATATTACGGTATTGTTTGCTTGAACGAATCCTGCAACAACTCTAGTATTTGCTAAAACATCATTAGTTATTACGTTAGTATTAGCTTGAACAATACCAGTAACTACTCTAGTGTTAGCTTGAGCGTAGTCGGTATATATGTGGGTGTTCGCTTGAACAATACCAGTAACTACTCTAGTGTTAGCTAAAATGTCGTTTGATAGTATAGAATTATTAGATTGTAAAGTCGCTGTAATTATTCTAGTATTAGCTAAAGCAGTATCTGTTATAACTCTAGATTGAGATTCAATAACATCAGTAACAATTAAATTATTTGCTTTAAGAAATCCTGTATAAACGTTCGAAGAAGCTTGAACTGTAGGAGTAACTATAGAACTATTAGCAGAGATTGTTGCAGTAAATATGTTAGTATTAGCTTGAACTATACCTGTAACAACTCTCGTATTAGCTTGAACATAATCGGTGAATACGTTACTGCTACCATGCAACGTTGGAGTAGTAACCAAAGAGTTGGCGGAAACGGTATTAGCAATAACGGTATTATTTGCTTGAACAATACCAGTAACGATTCTGGTATTAGCTTGTACATATCCGCTGAATACGTTACTACTACCATGTAATGTTGGCGAAGTAACTATTGAGTTAGCAGTAACTGTATTAGCAATAACAGTATTATTCGCTTGAACAATACCAGTAACGACTCTCGTATTTGCAACAGCAACCCCTGTTTGTAAATTTGTATTCGCTTGCAAGTAATCTACAAAGGCGTCATCAGTTACAGAAAGATATCTAGTATTTGCAGAAGTATTTGCCTGCAATCTATCGGTATAAGATAAACCTATAACATGAGAATTTACAGACACAAATAAATTTCTATTAGTAGAAATATTATTTGCAGCATATATAAAATTATTACTTACCAAATTTCCAACTGTAACGTTCGCAGAAAATTGTGCAGTATTCCCAGATAAATTGTAATAAATTATTTGATTGTTTGCTTGTATTAAATTTACATTGGCTGTTTCTAGAATATCTACGCTATTGGCAAATAGAGATTTAGCAAGAGTAACTATACCGTAACTATTGTTAACATTTTCATAACCAATTCCGGTTAAGTAAGAAGCATAATTTTGATATCCACCAGAAAATATTGAAGTTCCGTTCGAATACAACGTTACGTTATTCGCTCTATCTGTGAGAGATAGAGTTTTCCCCACTTCAGCATTATTTTGGACGTATAAACTACTGCCAACACCTTCTACCCTAGTTTCTCTAGAAAATACTGATATCGTATTGGAAAGAAACCCAGTTCCAGAACTTGATATAGAAAAAGTTCCAGAAGGTTTATCCCAATCATAAAACCCCAAATATTGCCAAGCGTTTACTAGGTTATTTGCGGTTCTTACTAAATCACCGAAAGTATTAGAGAAATAGATATTGGTTATATTATTTGCCATTAGTTTTATCCGATATTAATTGAATTAGCATAGATTTAATATCACCTATGTCGTTTTTTAACGAATCTATCTCATTATTTATATTAGCAATTTCTGTCTTTTGTATATGTAACATTTTCGCTTTCATGAAATATTCTTCTCTGGCGCTTCTATCAGTATTAAGAAGCGCCATAGATTCTGTATCCCTAATAAAGTTTCCTTCCTCAGTTTTTACTAACATATTACCTCATTCCAGTTCCAGCAGGAAGAGCAATTGCCCTAATATCAGTTAAGAAAGGAACATATGTAGGATCTGTAGTTGTCATTACCACCTTAATAGCAAATTGGTTAAATGTTGAATATGTTGCTCCAGAACTACTGGTGTAAACAATATTATTATTAGCTATATTATCCTTACCTGGAGCAGCAACATATTCAATTAAATCTGTTCTTGTAGAGGAAACCCTATTAGTAGAAGAAATTGGAGTCATTATTTGCCAAGTTCCATCATCAAATTTTTGTTCGTCTTCTCCAGAAAGAATCTTATAATAAACATATATTTCTGTATTCAATGGTTTATATGCAGTATAATAAACTCTTAGATCTCCGGCTTCATCTCCAGGAGCAAGAACAACCCGTTTAGAAATATATTTTGCCAGACCGTTTCCTGTTCTAGTACAAGTTTCGCAATTTATAATAATCGCGGGTTTTCCATTTTCAAATCTTGGTTCTCCATCGATATAGAAAGTTTGATTCGTCGAAGTTCCAAATACATTATTAGAAACCGTAACCCAACCATTGGCATTGTTTGCAGAAACTACTGTTGTAACAAACGAACTATTACCATTAGATATAGATTGACCATACCAAATAGAACCATTAGCAATGCTCCCATTTTCTGTTTTAAATATGATATTATCATTACCAGATACAGTATTTGCAGTAGATATTGTAGAAAGATATAATTTAGGTCTTACTGCATAATTACGTCCATTATTAGCAAATACTATTTTAGAAATAGAATTTCCATTAGACGGATCAACAACAACGTCTGCAAGTGCACCAACCCCATAACCATCAGCTTCTATTCTTACTCCAGTAGTCGTGTTGGAGTAATTTTTACCCCCATCAACAATATTGATATTATAATCATATACTCCTAGATCGTTAATCAACCATTTTGTTGTATATAAAGAAACACCATCATCAGAAATCATGGGGCTAACCCATTTATTTGAAGATGTTAATTGCGCAGTCATAACTAAAGAATTATTACTATTTCCAGCAATAATTCTAGCACCCCTACCATCAGTTAAAAACTGATCAGCAGAAGGAGTTCCATACCTACCAGGATTAATAGGAGTTTTTGTTCCTGTTAACAACCAAGTATTTTTTGGTGTTGTATCATAAGAATAATTTATTTTAGTCTGTGTTGGAGTGAAATCCGAAGTTGATAGATTCAACTTATCATATTCAATAGAATTTCTTTGCGAGAATACAGAATATGTTGTATTAGCAATAACTTGTAAATCATCTTTAAAATACGCAGAAGCAAAATCTATTGGCTTAGATCTTGGGGCGCTTTTTGGGATGACAAAATCAATATTCGGAGTTTTGGAAACGTCGAATTCACAAGCATCAATGGTAAACATTAACGATTTTGTTTGTTCAGCGCTCCAAGTTATTGCGTTTTGAGATACAAATAACGTTCCAACATATGGATTAGAACTCAATTTAGCTGTTGTTTGTGGGTCTGGGTCTGTTGGAAGATTTTTTGAAGTTGACGCCAACGCAAAATCGTTTTGAGCAGCCAACCAGCAAGTATACTCCAAAGAAGAAGATCTAACAACAAATGCGTACAAAATGTCGGGTTTGATGTATACTGGAACATCAAATTCAAATGTTGTTTTTGAATTTTGATCCAAGTAATGAGGTCTTTCGGAAGTATTTACAACTAATGGGTCTATGATGACTTTAGAATTTTCAAGAACCTTTGATGTAGGATACCCATTTAATGTTTCAACCAAATAAATATAAATTGGTTGATCTATAGACCTTGTTCTAAAAAATAGACTTAAAGATTTTAAGAAAACCCCATTAGGATATAAATTTCCTTCGACGATAAAAGATTGACACAAAGGGTCTTCTGGTGGTGGAGGAGGTGGAGGTGGGGCAATATATTCTTGCTCCTTCCTAGTAGAACTCTTGTTGATTTTATCCGTTTCTGTCCATCCAGGTATTTTTGACGCAAATTGTAAACTTTGACTTTGCGTCGCCAAGTTTGAAGCAAAGAAGGACGATTCTGCGTATGTTGTAGCAGAATTTGCATTACCATCAATACCATTATCCACTCTGAAAACTTTAGTTCCAGAGAAAAACTTACCACCAGGAACTTTAAATATACCACAAAACATACCATTAACAGAAGACATAAACGGCATTGGTTCTGAGAAATTAACTGGGTTATTTCTTGAAGTTGCTAATGGTGTAGAAGCAGAAGTTTTGAAAATAGAAGTATTTCTACTTATAGAGTAAATAGTGGCAGAAGAAATTTCTACATTTATTGTTGTGGATAATGTTGCTACTTTAGTAGACCCATTATAAGCAGAAATTACTGCAGAACTGCTCCATTCGTCATTTATTGGATTTGGATTGAAAATAGTAACAATAGCATCTTTATAAAAATTATTAGTAGAAGAAGCCATTGACGATAAAGTAATTGAAGTTACTCCCAATTGCCTACGAACCGTTCTCTTAAATAGGGTTTTTGGTAAATATGTATTATTATTTTGACCCAAAGATTCTGCTCTACTTATTGCTGAATAGTCTCTCCCGGTTTCGTCTTCGTATAAATCTGCTGTTTGCGCAGTTCCTCCAGAAACAGCCCCTAATAATCCAGACGAATGTAACGTTTCTACTAAAACGCCAGAAGCGGTTGTCCTAGAAAAACTTCCGTTTGTATTAAATACGCCAACATTAATCGAATTGGTGTCTGGAGCCGCATATCTTGTAATACCAATATCTCCAACAACATATAGGTATTGGTGAAGCATTCTTAGTCTTAGAGTCGTTAGAGCACCAGAAGGAAATCTAGAAACTGGTTCATATGCAACCCCGAGTATTTTTCCTGTAGGAACGAAAACCCCTGCAGATAAATAACCAATAACATCACCTTCTTTAAATTCTCCACCAGAAACCGCAACTTTTAGAAGATTTGGTAATCTGACGTTTTCGTTAATGTTTACGTTATCGAAATAACAATTTAGCGGGGTATTAATTAATAAACCTTTAGTTTTAAACTCAATTTCTTGCGCTCGAACAAAGGGCATTATATTAATATCTGTAATGAAATCGTTGGTTTCTATAAAGTTTGTATTTAAATCTTTGTAGTATCCATATAAACTATCCCTCGATTCTTGCCAAGTTTTTAGGAACTCTTTTGTTATAGTAGTACCACCAGCAGAATCAACTATTCTAGTTGTATCAACCAATTTTTCTGTAGTAGTTCCAGCAACGAGTTTCCAATCAGACTGACTTAAAAGATTTACTTGATCGGATGGTTCATAGAATTTAAACGCTGGGTCGGCTATCAATAAACTTGGTAGTTTTAAGTTATCGACATAAGTATCCATTGGAGGGGACAAATCCAAGTCTCCAACAACATCAATAACAGCAACAGGGTTGACGTTTATAGTTCTGCTTGCTAGTTTTTGTTCAATAACTGGTTTTTTTGTAAATGGTAACGTGTAGAATTTATTTGTTTTGTTGCTTGTTATTGCAAAATCTGTTAATTGAGAATTATCAATCGCTCCCATATTTCTAGAAAGAGCAGAACACTGCAACTTCCAATTTTCTACTGTATGTGAAGCAGTTAAAGACCTTTCAAGTTTTAATACAGCGCTATTGAAGTCGTAATTTGCAGTATCAGAAGCAGAGAATCCAGTAAAATCATCTGCTAGTATACCATATTTAAACCTATTTAATCCGTTTTCGTCTGGAATTTGTAAAGATTCCGCGTTCTTTTCTAATAAACTTAGGGAAGTATAATATTCAATATTATTAACTCTCTTTTCCAAATCGGAAATGTTCTTCATCTTCCATGTTTTATGGGCTATTTTTTGAATTGCAATATTTGTTACTTTTGAATTTTCTCCAGTTATATATGCTGTATATGGGTCTAAATTTATTTTGGCAATATCCATAGAAGCATCTGGTATGGTTGGAAATTTTGGATATTGCGCAGGAACTCCTTGTACGATTTCAAATGTTCTATCTTTTGTTAATATTAAAATGTCCTTTCTACCTAGATAGTATTCATAATCTCCAGTAAATGCAGTTAGGTAATTTGGAACAATGTAATCTTTATCAAAAACGAAATTTGCATCTCCATTTTTTCTGGTTGGTCTGAAGTCAATACTATCAGACGCACTATATACATCGCCATTTTTAGCGGTATAATTAGAATTTAATACTTCGGAATATTCTTCTTTTCTTACACCCTTAAAATAAGACATTACGCTAAAGTAACCTATATCACCAGAATGTGAATAGTAATCGAATATTACTAATAAATTACCTTTTCTTATTGGAGCGCCAAAATTTAATTGAATATATGCGTGATCATAATACGAATCTTTTTGTCCACTATTAAAAGTGTAATATTTCGTAACGTCTGTTACATTAGTTAAAGTGGAATTCGGGGCTGTTGAAGAATTTGCTGTTTCATATATTTTAAGAATCCTTTTTACGTCACAAACATATAAACTTTGTATTTGTGTTATTGGTACTAATTCTGCAAAGGGAATATAAACTTGACCTAAAGCCGAATTAAATCTAATATTACCTTTATCGACAACAGAAGTTCCTGTTGAATAGTAAGAAGTATTGCCTTGGTATAATTCTTTAGTTCTTAAAATATTCGTAGCGTCGGCATTATTGACGTTTAATTTAGAAATAATATCAATATCAAAAGAAATATTACCGAGATTAGAAATTTCTAATTTAGCAGACTGTCTGTTAGTTGGTTCTACAATAACTTTTCTTGAAATCGTGTCAAAGGTCAAAATTTGTCCATTAGCACTTCTTGACACTATAAAATTCGATTTTATTTGATCTGCACTTAAAGAACCTGAACCAGAGAAAGTCGTTGAATTTGGAGCCGTTAAATATAATTCCAGTTTACCGTTTGCGAATTGTAAAGATTGGTCTGCGTATAGATATGTTCCCTGATAACTGGTATCTGTTAATTGTTTAACATAAGAATGTCCAAGGTTCCACACCATTTCTGGATCGCTTGGCTCGACCAATTTGGCATAACCAGTAGAAAACCCTCTTTCTTTACCGTGTTGAGAATTTATATTACTTCTTATCGTTTTTGACACGGGAGAAGTGGATAGTACAATACTTTCTGCGTCTTTTATGCCAAAATTTAGTGTGTATTTTGAAGTGGAATCTATTCTTTCAGAAAAATTTGAGCTAACTACAATCATGCCGCTAGAGTAAGATTCGACGATTGTTCTAGTATCTCCGGCACTAGACCCAGAAGTAATAGAAACCGTAACTCCAACATAAGCATTTGCAGTAGTAGTAAAAGTTCCAGACTGTAACCATAAACGGTCAAATGTTGGTGCAGTATTCGCCGCAGCCCCATTTATGTTTCTTGTTTGTATATCGGTAACAAACATTTTATAAACGATAGAATCTGGATTAGAAATATCGCCAGAATATTGTTCTAAGTTCCTCACATAAGAAGTTCCGACTAAAGTTTTATTATATTCTGTGGTTGAAGAAACATTTATATTATTATAAGGTACGCAATGAATATCTACTTTTGGTAATTTCGTTATTTCGAAAAACCCTTCTAAATTATCAACATAGAAATAGTTTCCATACTCAAAATATACAGTCGCATTATTACTAGATTCTGTTGTTCTTGCTCTTTGACCAAGAATGCCAATATCAGATTGATTTTCTACTCTATACCCATTTACATAAGCAACACCCTTTCCTACAGTCATAATATAAGAATTTGCGTCTGCTGGATTTATTTTTGGCGTAAATGCGAAATCGTTTACAATATAGTTTCCGTTTGTTTCTGAAGTCCTTTTGGCGAAATAATCATCAATAACAGAATATACAGTATTGTTTACTTGCTTTTTTATTTCTCCTTCTTCCATTCTGACCAATTCAATGAAGCTTTGGTCGTCACCAATGGATAAAGGTCTGGTTTCTAAATCCAATTCAATGACGTATCTATCTGCGCCAGGAGCCTGATAATTGGATGCACCAATAGCTGGATCTAATAAAGAAGGGTCGTCAACATAATCATAAACTGTTTCGTTTATATTTAAACCCACTCTTAATGTTGGTTTATTTCCATACTTATCAAGAATTGCAATTTGCGGTTGAACTCCAACAAAATTACCAATAGTATATTTTGAATAAGTTCCGTCTGGATTTTGAATATTTGAGTAACTATATCCATTTACGACAAAGAAAACCCCTTCTGCAATATGAGCGACAGAAGATTTTCCAGAATGATTTGCTGAAGTTAATTGTGCAGTAAAATTAGAATCGTCAGCAGAATAAATTATATCTCCAGCATCAAATTGTTGTCCGGAAATATAAGAAACAATTAAAGTTGGGGCTTCTGCGGAAACTTCGTTAACAAAAGTTTCTTCTGCTACTGCAAGAACTCTAGCAATAACAGTTCCAGTATCGTCCCTAATGATTCTATTGAGAAAATTATTTACATCAATAGAATTTTCTTCATATTCTGGTAATAGTCGAAGATAATAACAATCGGTATTGATGGTTACATTACCTCCAGTTACTGGGGTATTTTGTGAAAAAATATGAAATGCAAATTTGGAAATTTGATCCTGTAAAATCGTTTGGGATTGAGTCAATTCCCTTGCCTGAATCGCTTTTCCAGGTTTGAAAAGAATTCTGTGAAAATGTTTATTAGGATCGAAATCGTCTCTGTACGGCTCAACATTAAAATTTAGCATTTAACTTTTCCTTCAGTAAAGATGTTTTTAACTATTTATTTGTTAAAATTTTATGACTAATCTGAATAATTCCAAACCGTCGCTGCTCCTCTGGATTTCTTGGCGGTTTTCTATATGGATTATGTGTCCTGTATACTTTATCAAATCTGGATCAAATACTTGCAGCAAAGTTCTGGCGGTACCAGAAGATAATCCATATATGGAAGAACCATTAACATAAGTACCATTTAAGTTAATCAGTCTAAGTTTATTTGGGGCTGACTCGAAATTTACGCAAGTTGCAGTAAACGTAGAGTTTGCAAAATTTGCATTATTTGGTGTCTGATATACTATTTCTCCATCCTGAAACGTACCAAAACCGTTAGAAACAATAATATCAGTAGATGTGGCATAAGTTTCCGCGTTAGCAACGTATGGATATGTACTATTAGCAGTAGGACTAGAAAGTAACCCTATTTGTCTTATTTGCATGTCTGTTGGAAGTTTATTACCTTCAGATTCTTGAAACAAGAAAGCGACCATCACTCGATCACATCCCATCTCAGACATAATATCTGCACCATTTCCCCCTATTGGAGATATAGAAGCAATCGCAGAGGCATTATTTCCTGTTGCTGAAGATATAACGACGTTAGCGGTGGTATAATTATATCCTGGATTTCTTACTACAATATTTTGAATTTTTTTTGTTGTTTGATCTACTTCCGCATAGGCAGAAGCACCCAAACCGTCTCCCATAATAGAAACATCAACAAGGGCTAATGATAAATCATAACCAGAACCACCATTTGTTACATTTATTACTTCTATTCCACCAGCCTTTTCGTTAGAAAATTTCGCTTCTGGTGGTGTTGAAATTGGAATAGGAATCCAATTTTCATCCATAAACTGCTGAAGTTTACCATAAGAAATAGTAAACATATATTTCCATTTATACCCATCGTCTGGGTCGTAGAAAATATTAGTAGTATCATCAAAATTACCAGCAACGAAATACGGTTCTACTGTAGAAACGCCACCATTATTATTCCAAAGACATTTAAATACCTGATAAAATTGATTCATTACATAGAATTTATATACCGGAGTTCCATCAGAATTTTTTTCATATAAATCAATATCATCTCTATAGTAATCGTATACTTCCCCTTCAGACCAATTTATTCTTCTTACTACCGGAGAAATATTATTTGAAGTAATTTTCTTCAAATAAAACATATTTTTAAATATTTGTTTTTTATATTTTATGGTATCTTTTGGTTTTGGTGGGTGATCGTTATCATTAACTAAAGTAACAGTAGAAGAACTATTAATTGGAGGATAATCCATTAAAGGCTCGTTTAGAGTTATCGTTTTAGTTGAAGCGTCATATCCAACTACGCTTCTATAATAATTTAATTCTCCAGGATCGTTTAAAATATCAATTTTAACCGCACAATCAGAATAAAAATTATCCTTATTAGACAAAGCCCCATTATCATTCAAAGTTATTTTATTATCATTAGGAATAAACCCAGTAAAAGTGAATTTACCTACTGAAGTTTTCGTTGCGTTTTTACTTAACGTTAAAACAAAATCTTCATAATTTATTTGATCAACTACTGTATTTGCTGGAACGTTTTCATGAGAAACTTTTTGCCCAATAAAAAAATCATTCAGAGTTGGTTCGTTTACTATAATTAAACTATTAGAATTTTCAATAATAGCAGCATCTCTAATAATAATCGTTTCAGCTGCATTACTTGAGTAAGAAGTTTCGTTCCAAGGGTCATTATAAGAAATGAACCCGTACAAAGATTGCAAATTTTTGTTATCTGGAGGTAAAATTACCTGCGGAGCGTAAAAAAATTGAGTAATTTCGTAACTATTACTATCATTAGTTAATATGCTGTTATTTGCTATCATTATACTATTACCCAACCTCTAGTAGAATCTATATAACACATTGTTATAGAAACGTTTGGTACGTCTATTTTTAAATGTTCGTTTGGAGCAAGACCGTGTATTCTCGTACCATTATACTGAATGGTATTATTCTTAGATGGAGACATATTAGTAAAGTATATGAATGTATTTTCTTTAGGAACTCCAGCAGGAAGTTTTACGTGAATATTACTATTGACATCACCTAAAATTATATATCTATTGTTAGCAATGGTTACTAAATTATTTTGAGAGCTTGTGACATAATTAATTGCTGGTTTTATTATACAATTATTTGCATAATTATAAGAAGAATTTGCGTGATTATATATAAAAGCCCCGTCAAGCGTTATAGATTCTCCCAACCTCAATTGTTTTCCACCAGTAATACCATTTAACGTATTGATAGTTATTGGGTTGGCTCCTATAGTCAAAGGTTGGCCAAGGGATAAAGATTTATTAAGACCGCCGTCTATAGTTATACCGTTTGTTGCCGTCAATGCTATAGGCGAAACAGAAACCGATAAACTTTGCCCCAAAGATAATTTGGTGTTATCTGGATTAGAAGATAGCAAAGAAACTCCACCAGATGAAAACAAAGAAATAGCCGAATTTGCTTTATTAAAGGCAGAATTAGCGTGATTATATGCAACGTTTGCGTGTTGTCTGGCAACATTTGCTCTAGAAAACGCACCGTTTGCATAAATTGAAGCAGAATTAGCTGTATTGTAGGAAGCATTTGAGTGATTAAATGTTGTTGTATCGCTGATTAAAAGAACATCACCCAAATTAGCAGTCGCTATAGAAGACCCGTTGGCTTTTAGTCCACCCTCAGTTTGAAATTTAAGGTATGGAAAAGGTAGGGGATCTCCAAAATATTCTGAAAGATATTTTAATAAAGCGTCTAGAGAAAGCCTTTTGGTTTTCATCTCGTTAACATTAACTATGGCGAACCAAGTATTACTTGGATTGCCAGCCATAGTTCTTTCTGTTTCTGGCGGAAGTTGAGAAATTCTTATGATAGGTGTAGACATTTATTTACCTTTATTCTGAGGCGTTTTCTATATTATTAACTTTCAAGGTATTAGGACCGACAATATTTATTCTCTTTCTTGTTATATTGTTGGAGATAATGTTTTTATCACTTGTTCCTGTTTCTATGATATTATTAGCCAAATCGCTATCAAATATACTATTAACAATCTGCCCTTTAAAAGAATTAGAAATTACTACATCATTATTACAGTTACTTGAAATGACAGAAGAAACTATATAATTTTTACAATTTGATAATTCAACACCTTTAGAAAAAGAATATCCAAATTCTGCATCAATCTTAATATCTGATATTTTCGCATTAACACAAAGTAAAGAGCTACTATTGCCGGAAACTCCGATAGGAATACAATTAACAGTACCGTTAGATCTAAAACCAATACTAGATATAGAAATATTATCGGGACTTAGAGAGGTGTTGGATTTTGTATATTTAAGGACAGTAGAATTATTTGCTAACGTTACAAATATCGAAGAGTTACTTCCGTCGCCTTTAATGCTTATACCAGGATTAATATTCAAAGTGGTAACACCATAAAAGCCAGAAGGGATAAAGATCGTTCCAAAAGGAATAGAATTAATAACGTTTTGCAAATTTACCGTATCGTCTGTAACACCATCACCAACAACATTAAATCTTTTCGCGTTAACGATAGGATATAGATTTAATTCAGAAACCAAAGATTCATGTGTGCTGTTTGCCAAACTATACGCAGAAGATAATTTTATATCAGTATTTGCTGCAATAAATAACGCATTGTTTGCAACACTCAATGCTGTAAAAGCGTTTGTGTTTGCATTTTGAGAATCGCCTATTGCAGTTTGCGCTAAATCGTAAGCTACAGTTGAATTTGTGTTTGCAAATTGTGCAGATATAGAAGCTGAATTTGCTGTATCATATATTTGTTGTAATTTAGCGTTTACCCCTATAGCATAAGAATTTGCAGAATTTGCTTGAATAAATGCGGCGTTTGCTTGAATAAACGCATTAGCGGAAAAAGAAACCCCGGAATTAGCAACGCCAAAAATTATATTTGAGATATCATATAAAGAATTAGAGAAACTATATACAGAGGATAATTTTATTTCTGTATTAGAGAGTGTGTTTGCCGTAGTGTTTGCGAAATTATAAGAAGCATTAGCCCAATTATATGCTGAATTGGCATAAACGAACGCTGAATTGGCGTAATTAGCAGCAGAATTTGATGCATCGTAAGAAGCATTAGCTTTTACAAAGGATTGATTCGCCTTTAAAAATGCTTCGGCAACAATAAACGATTTTAGGTTTGCTGCGGTTATTTTTACGCTATTATTTGGGGTTTCGTTAATAACGTTTACCCCTATTAATAATGTATTACTTGTTGGATTACCTAGATTTGGTAAACTGCTGGTTATTATTCCCATATTAAACCTATTTAATTCTTATGTAAATTGTTGCTGATATGTTAACATTATTTTCTGTTAGTAGCGGTTCTCCAGATTCGCTTAATAAATCGTCATTGAATACAAAATAGTTTTCTTCTGGTCTTTGTCTCGCACCACCAATAGAACCGTATTTTTCAGTAAATTGACCAGATTCTACCCTTACGAATTCGGATGGAATTTCAGAGTCTCTATTACTAGTACCATCACCCAAGAAATAATAAACATTATCGATAGAAGTTTTTATACAATTGTTTGATAATAATAAAGTATTGTTCGACGTTATTATTCTACTTATTCTAGTATTGTAAGGAACGCTCTGGAATTGTATATAATTATATTTATATACGCCAACAGTGGTCTCGGTCTGTTTATCAAAGTAGCTATAGCTGTATCCGTTAGCATTAGCAGAAGCATTATGGGTCATAACAATGGTATTATTACCAGAAATTATTTGAGCAACCTTTGTTCCGTTGGGTATATTGTTTCCGGTAATATATTGCCCAACAACAACGTTGGAGACAGATTCAACTTCTTTAAGCATGTTACTGTTATTAACAGTGTTAGCATAGATAGTCGTAGTATTTCCAACAACGATCTGATTTTTAATCAAATCAGACGTTAAATTGCTACTAGAAGAAGTTCTTATTACCACAACATTACTATTACTAGAAGTATTGCATAGAATCAATTGGTGCGGTAATATGTACTTATTATCCGATCCAGACCAATTATCCATAACCAGCAATAAAGTATTGTTTTGGTTTTCAGTAGCGTTTTCTGTTAAAATTATGCTGCTGTTTGCAATATTAACAGATTTTATTTTAGTGTCCCAAAGAATTCCAGCACCATATATGTTTTGGTCTTTAGAAATATTGGGGAATGTAGACAACCGCAACATATTGGAATTATTAGAATCAAGCGTTGCATATTTGGAAATTGATTCTGGGAATCGCATTAATTCAGAATTAAACTCGTTTTCGGCAACTTCTTCAGTAGCCAACGCAGCCCATATATATTCAAAATCGTCAATATAATTTACATAAGTTGATTCTTTTAATTCTATTTCAGAGTTAGCTTCGTTCTTTATTACCGCTTGACCAATTACCTTGGTTCCAGAAGGATGCATACTTTCATATAGAATATCTCTATATTTTGAGATGTCTTTTTCAACAGAAACGACATAAGTAAAATTATTGTAGTTTTCATCTTCCAGAACAGAAAAAGAACTTGGTTGGTGCGATTCATCAATATATCTTCCAGAACCAAGTATCAGTCCGTTTAAGAATTTAGAATTTGCTTTAGCAGTACCATCACCATAAGTTAATATACCGTCTTTACCAACTATCTGAGAAGTTCCGTCTGGTAAAAATTTTCTAGGGAAAACATAGTCGGTTTTTATAGTTATTGGATATGTATTTGGTTCTATTATTTTGGTTTTTTGTAGAGTTAATTCTGCGTTAGGGTTTGGAAGTTTATTATAATTATAAACCCTTAGTATATAAGTAGATGTTTCAGAATTTTCGTCAAACGTGATTCTATTAATAGAATCAACATACGACTTATAAGTAAAACTAGTAGAATTGGCTCCTTGATATACTATGTCTCCCTTTTGAGGTACATATAACAAACTTACGTTACTTACAGCGATATCCTGAACCTTTAGAGAAACTTTTGGCGCAGAAATATAATCTTCACCAAAATTGGTAATTTTTATTGTTGTTATTGAACCAATTCTATCTGTAATTGGTACCAGCTTTGCTCCATCGCCAAGTACAGTACTGACGTATAAGTCTGCTCCGGTTCCAACAAAAGAATAAGTGTTGGATACATAGGTTCCTGTCGCGCTATTAGATAATATTACCCAACCATTAGAATATGAATTTATAACGGTTGTTGTAACAGGAATACCATTACCAGAAACAGTTTGCCCCACTAAAACATTTCCAGTAACAAAAGAACTAGAAACCCTTAGTACATTATTGCTAGAAATACTAGCAGAAGTTTCCGTTGGTTTAACGTAAACGTAAGGCAATTCTCCGTTGGAATATCCAAACCCGCCTAAAGGGGCAGGGTTGTTTGTGGACGTATAATAAGAAACGGTGTTGATTTCGCCTCCAGATAATACTGAAGTAACGTTTGCAAAAGCCCCTCCACCAAGACCACCAGAAAATAGTATTTCGTCCCCTACCTTGTAGCCAACTCCTCGTTTTCTATTACCAGAAGAGTCTGTTCTGATAAGGATTGGTCCTAGAATACCAAAATTTTTGATAGACGTTACCGTATTTGCTGCTGGAGTGTATCTAGGGTCGTATTCATCCCCCATTCCAAACGGCAAATCCGTTTCATACATTGATTCGGCGGATATGGTGGGAATTGTTCTAAATCCACCACCACCATTTTGAACAATAACTGTATCAATAGAATACGTCGAAAATTCTCTAAACGTAAATGCATTCGCCATAACCGTATTTGCATTACATATTAAAGAATTTGCTAATGTTCTTGAGAAATTATAATTAAGAGTATTGCTTATTGGGAACCCAGTAAAAACGTTGCAATTTAGTGGAATATTTTCTTTCAATTCCAAAGAATCCGCAACCATCATTGTCACGTTTGACGTATTTGCTGGATTTATAGCACCAACCGTTAATATAGGTTTACCGGAATCGGGAGTTACAAAAATAAATGTGTTGGGATGTTCTCTATAACCATAAGATCCCTCTTCAACTTTTACGCGCTGTATAGCACCCAAAGTAACTTCCCCGACTTCAGCAACAGCACCAATATCAGAAGTTTCCTCTTCTAATCCTTCGTAAAAAACGACCGGGTCGCCCGATAAATAATAATTACCTCTATAATTTCGATTAACGTCAACTGAAGATATAGTTCCTAATAGTTTTCCCTCTAATATTTCCCCTTCTTCTACTATATTACCTTCAACATCAAAATAAACGTTTTGGAGGTTTACGTCAACTACTTTTACAAATTCTCCAGTTTGGAACAACCTTTGTATGTCGGATATGAATATCTCTACCCTATCGTTTACAACCTTTGCCCTTTCGATTTTAGCCAAAGACTTTGAAATATCACCGAAAATAAACAAATTTTCAGCATTGATCCACCTAGAATCATTGGATTTAATTTTAACAGATTTAGGTAAAAACCATTTACCTGCAGACGCTTTTACTACATATTCTTTAGTTTCATATACGTCAGAATCAACATTATATAAACATCTAAATAGAAATTTATAAGCCGCTCTATTTCCTTTATTTTCATAAAGTTCTTTTGAGAACCTTAATAATTTTCTTTTGTCTGTAATAACATCTTTTGGAAATGCTGGCATAAACGTTGAATAAAAATATTCAACGAATTTTTCAACGGTAGAATCAATATCAATATATTCTTGTATTTTTTTAGATTCGCTTAATACATTAGAATCTTGTTCTAACCATTCATAATAAGATTCTATAAAAGCAACAAAATTCTGATAGTTATCATCTTCCCTAACGAAACTAGGTAATTGCTGTTGTACTAATAGAGAAGTTTTTATCATTAGGATTTCTCTTTGATGTTTATCACTATTGCTGAAGGGTCAAACTGGTCTATAGTTAATATTCTATTTCTACTGGAACTTATAATGTTAGATTGAGGTTTTGCCGTCAAAGTTAATTGTGCCAATGGGTTATTCACATTCAAAGGATTAAAATCTGTTAGAGTTACTTTTCCAGTATAATAATCAACAACGCCAACATTTTCATCAAAAGAAGTTTTTATATTTTTCTTATTGTAATAATAAGATTTTATAGTACCATACCTACCTTGTAGTGTTGCTGTTGCTTGACCCAGATTTCCACCACCACCCTCAATTTCAATAATTGCCTGAGAATAATTCGCTCCGGGGTTATCAACAACAATTTTGCTCAAAGAACCATTAACAACTATAGAATACGCATTAGCGCCAGACCCATCACCAACTATTTTTATTGAAGGGTTTGTTTTATATCCAAATCCGGGATTAACAATATCGATTGATTCAACACCCCCAGAATATGAAGGCAATTCTTCAAGGTATATCCCATCAATAACGGCATAAGAATTTTGTCTATCATAATATTGCATAGAAGGAGAAGAAGTTATACCAGAAAATAATATACCCCTCTCCAATACGCTTCCAAACTCTAATTCATATGTTGTGGCTACTTCTAAACTTGGTAAGAACTTCTTTTGAAGGGTTACGTCTATTTCGTTGGTCACGATAGAATTATCAGCGTTCTGAACTGCGAACATTAAATCCGGGTAACTAAATGTAGAATTAAAAGAGTTTAAAGTTTCTCTTGAAAACTCTTGTATGGAAGTTCTTATTCTAGATTCAAGTTCACCAACGCTCAGTATAGTTTTTCTGGAATCATATATTACATCTATTTCTAATTTAATATATGTGTAGTCTGGATCAATAATAGTAGGCTCAACAGTAATTACATTCAAAGGTTTAATCAACTTTGTTTTCACAATTTCTTTTTGAGATGTTGTTAAAGCGTAACCTCCTTGTGGTTTTAGAGAAACAAAAACTTGACCATACACAGGAGGATCATTTTCTTGTCCACCCCAAACATTAACAGAATCAAATATAAACCCATAATTATTGTTATTCAATAGGGTCATATAATCTTGATTCGTTACTGCCCTATTTTGCGCCGAGTATGATTTTGGAGCAATAAATTTTATTGACTCAATAGATTCTTTTTCTCTGCCTCCAAAGGCTGGACTAGTAGTTTCAACGCTTATGATGCCAGAAGCAAGCTGTTCGTTACCCCCCACAATAGTGAATTCTTTAGCTCCGTTTGCAATACTACCATCAGACGTTATGTAGGAAACTATTACAACATTACCGTTTTCTAATTGTTTACCAAGAACTCCATCACCAAAGTAAATTTCATAAAAACCATCCATAGATTCTTGAACGAAATAAATTTCTGATTCAGGAGTTATGGACAAAGTTTCAGTAGAACCCGTATAAAAAGAAACAGAAGAAAAATCCAACCGAGACTTTTGGACTATTACTTGGAGTGTGCTTAGGTCTATATTTGCGTCTGGTATTTTATATATACCCTTTGGGTTTTCTTTTAAATTATACGTGAATGTATACTGTACTGGTTCTCCTTGTTTTACTATAACGTCTGCTATTACTATAGCAGTATTAGGGTTATTATTTGGATCGTTATTAACAACGTATTCTTTATCGGTCATAAAAACGTAGTTAACACCATCAACAGACTCTGATATAAATTTTGTAAATTTAGGAATAGTTATAGACGGTAGTTCATAATTAGTAATGGTTAATTTAATTGTGGCAGTAGGAGCAACAACAGATCTTGGAAAATACCCTAACATTTTCGAATGCGATATTACGGAAGCTCTTTTAACGGCAGAATCCAAAAACATTTCATTAGCAACCATATTCAAATAGAAGGCATTATAATGGGTATTGTACGCTAAAACGTCTAATAAAGTTTGAAGAACACTACCAGTATAATCTGCGTCTTTTAGAACATCTTGACCTCTAAGGAAAGTTAATAAATTACTTTTGATCTGATCAAAATCTGTCCCCACAAGAGTTAAATTAGAATTAGAGGTTGCCATTTATTTTTTCCTATCTTGATCTTTCTAAAAGCATATCTACTACAACTGGTGTCGTTGAATTTTCTATATAAAATACAATATTTGCTCGTAATGCGTTTTCGTCAGGATAACCTTTAACTTGAACAAAAACATTTTTTGCTCTGGGTTCAAAAGTTGTTACAACATTATAAATTTCTCTCTGAATGTAATTTTCTGTAAGAGAAGTAATTGGTTCAAACAACATTTTCTTAACGTTTGACCCTATTTCAGATTGAAACGGTCTTTCGTAATGGTTTGTAAGAACCAAATTTCTAACAGAACGAATTACTGCCTTCTCGTTTATACTCATAACCAAATCTTGTTTAACAGGATGTATGTTAAACATTAGGTCTAAGTCCGAGTATATTATGTCTTTATTTTGCATGTATTATTTATTAGCCCCCGCTATAGTGTATACCAATAGCATCTGTGTGAGTACCTGTAGTTTTGTGATTCGGAGTATCTTCATTAATGCCGCCAGGAGCTTTATTATTTATGGAACCAGTCGCAATTATATTAACATTTTTACCCGAAATGGTGATATTTCCTCCAGAATCTATAGAAATAAAACTTCCAGTTCTATGAATTAAAGTAACCCTTTCCGCGTTTGGAGTATCGTCTAAATCCAAATAATGCCCAGATTCAGTTTGTATTGAAAATACATATGGATATTTCCCTCCATGAGACTTACCATATGGCGTTTGATCCATATTTTCGTTTCTAGCAGACCTGCTAATTGTTGGCTGATTTAATTCTCCGTCTCCAGGATATCTCGTTTGTCCAGAATGCAATGTTCTTGGTCTTTGTTTTATTTCTTCTTCTGTTGCTGGGTCTGCAAAACCTTTTTCCTTAGGATACCTTATTTCTGGTATATTTGGAATTACCCCCATATAAAACGGTACTTGCGCGTATTCTCCATCCATAAAAAACCCAAACAAAACTTCTCCTTCCTTTGGTACGTGAGAAATTTGGTATGCGTTTGCCGACATAACAGGTTGCGCCCATAATAAACCGTCAGAAGGAACGTTTGATTTATCGTCTTTATGCCAACCAAAAATTCTAACCCTAACCCTACCAACTTTCAAAGGGTCTTTACGGTCTTCTACTATACCAGTCCACCAAATAAACCCATCCATCCCAGGGAAATTTTTAGTTTTTTCCATGCATCACCACCATTTATAATTATCAGAACGGACCTGTATTATAACATTATTACTATTGTCAAAAGGTTTTAATCCTTGAACGTTAGTTCTCGCTTCTACTTGTCCACAATAAGCGTCTTTTACGCATTCTAAAACCGTTTCATAAACACCTTGATCAAACCTTTGTCTAACTGCAGAAACCAAATACCTACCCTTCAAAAACCTATCCAAAGGTTTTGTACCTTTTTCTTCTTTTGCTTGCGGAAAATGTACATAAATTATGTTACCAACGGCAATATATGGGTCTCCGGATATAAGCAATTTTAACCTATTGAAATTTATCAACCCCAATTGAGCAAATCTGTACGGGATGGTATTCTCAACAAAATTTTGAGGTATATTTGGCTGTCTTTCTTTTATATATGGATTATTTTTTTGGTTTGTCGTTGATGGAGCAATTTTTACTACTGGTTGATATTCGTTATGTTTTTTCTTAAATCTATCTTCTGCGTTACTAAGAATAGGGTTTTTATTATAGGTCTTATACATTTCAACTTTTTTTGCCAAATGATTATTAAAGTATTTTTCATAATCAAATACCTTTTCTTCGTGAGTTCTTCTTAAATAATCAATAGCAATAAGTTTATTTGAAACCATCCCGCTTTGCATCATATCCATTGCGTCGTGATTATCTACAATTTGATATGATATAATCTGCTCAAAGGGGTCGAAATCAAAATTCATATCTTCTTTTGGAGAAAGGTTCTTAGTACCATACCAATACCCAGAAGTGTTTTTACTTTTTTTGAACGGGCTTTTATATTCAAATTTAGGGATATTATTAAATATTGATAGTATGGATCTAAAATTCCAACCATACCTGTTCTTATAAAATAGGTATGTCGCACCACCTTCTGGACCACCATGAGAACCAGAACTATTATCAGCAATCGCCATAGTACATAACCAAGCAACAGCTTCAAGGGGTCTCATATTCGGAATTACTATATCATACTTACCAAAAGTGGGTTCAATATTAGCGTCTGGAAATTTATCTTTTGGAATTTTCAAAACATTTAAAGCGATATCTTTTACGATATCAGATATTCTCATTTGTTTATAAGATTTATTTAACTGCATCCGATTTGAAAGGAATTCTTCTTCGCAACAAAAATGTAATACGAAGGTTTCGTTAAATTCTCTTCCAGTTAAGTGCCTTCCTTGAGTTTTAAATATTCTAAACATCCCACGAAACCGTTTATTTTTATCTAAATTTCCGGGTTTGTCGAATTCCAAAAGTACAAACTCGTCGCCGCACCAAGAATAAGCGTTATGCAAACCACCAGAGTCGTTTAAAACTATATTACCAGAAGTGGCGTTAGAAAATATATCCTCAAAATAGTTAATTTCAACCAAAGTTGGTTTTAAGTCTATGATTTTATTTTCTGCAGATAAAATCTGACACTTATATAATTCTAAACCATTAAGTTGAGTTACTGCGTTATCTGTAATTTCTGCCATAATTATTGTTTAATCAATCGTTGAAATTCTTCTTGAGCCTTTCGTATGTAATTTTTATCTAAAATTTTAACGTTTCTTTTAGATTCATTTATTTCCATTTCTCTATCATAGATAGTTATTTCTGGGTATTTTTTTGAAACTTCATATATACTATAATTAGATTGCGAATTATAGATAAATATTTTCCCATTAGTTTCACTACTTTTTGCTGGTATAGTTATATTAAATAAACTGTTCGCAGAATCAATAGATTCAACTTTAGCAAAATTTGGTATAAACTCATTACCGATTAATATATCCCCAACATTTAATACGGAGCCAGCATTAAGTGTTAATTGGTAAGAATTTAATTCCGATTCCGCATAAATTGTATAAGGGGTTCCAGTAGAATAAGTATTGGTAAATTCTAGTTCTCTGTACGACTTTTCGTCAATAACATAATTTCTTTTAGATATCCCTTCGCTTGTAGTTATAGTAACTGTCTTTTGGTATCTATATATCGGGTCAGGGGTTGTTTGGGCGTATGCCAATCCAGTTTTGTTAACTATAGACCCTTGTTCTTTATATTTGTCTTCAATATATTTGTTGAAAGTATAATAATCTATTGGGAAATCCCAATTCGCATCAAAAATATTATTCGTGAATAGAATAACCCAGTGTAATTCTTCTTCTCCGTAATACTTGTGCGCTAAGTGTTCTGGTCTATCAGAATCCTTATACTTATAATTGTAATATATTCTTGGATCATTTAACCAAGATTCCCTAACCTTTGCTCTAACAAGCAGGTCTGTAACTATTTGTTTATTGTAAACAATACTAGGGTAAAAATAAAAGAAATTTGACATTTAGTAACCTGCTTCAATATCTTGCTTAGTCACAACCTGAGTCTCAGTAAAATGTAAAGACATTCTTGTTTGTATGGGCATACCATCTACGTGGGTTGACCAACCCGTTGGAGCGTAATCCACGTCATACCCAGTAAGAACGCAAGTGGAAACTTGATGTATTTTAGTGTTTCTAGAACCCCTGTGCATAAACTCTATATCAAAAGTTCCAGGAGCAATATAAAATAAACCATAATCTAATACTGCCTCCGGATGAGCATGAAACCTAAACGCTCTTATTATTTGCTGTACTGACTCTGCTTCTTTTGGACTTTTTGGGGTGAAGAAAAAATCGTATGAGAATTCTCGCAAACCAACTTGCCTAAAAAGAACCAACATTTGATCGTTTACAGTGACTCCACCAATTTTACCAAGGTTTTCCAAAAGGTTCATAGCGCCAGAAATACCTTGAACCAATTTACTGTTAGTTACCTTACTAAGATAACCAGAAAGGGTTTTATCCAAAGAATTTAACAAAGAAGCGCCCATTTGTCTAGCGGAAGTGTGTTCGTATTGTATTTGCGAACTATACGACATAGTATCTGGAATATAAAGCGAAATCGCTTGGGATATCCTTTGGGTTCTAATATGGTTTACAGCGCCAGCAGCAGAAGTTGGGTCTTTGATTGGAGTCCCGTCGCGTTCAACTTCCTTTATAGAATATCCGTTCGAAGTAATACCGATAGAACCAAGTAAACCACCAACTTCTGGCATACCTTCATAAGAATAAGAAGAAATTCCTGTTTTTCCGTCTTTTTCCCAATATTTACCCCAAACTGGAGCGTTCACGTAAAAATTTATATAATGCCCATGCATAAAATAATGTTCTATATCTTCTGGATATTTTAACGATATAAAGTCATACATACCAACATTTCTACTGGGAAACACACCCCCAGGACTAAACGCTTCTAAACCTTCTAGGATCAAAGTTTCTGGGTCTAAAGAAGCTAGAGGATTTGCAGCTAAAAATGAAGGCATTGCCATAAGAAATTCCTACGAATCTACTAAATAATATTATTTATATTGAACTTTAGATGTCTAATTACAAACAGGGTATTTATAAATTAAAGAATCCAGAAAAATATCATGGAGACCCTCATAACGTAATTTATCGCTCTTCCTGGGAGCTGAGAGTTTTTAAGTGGTTGGATAAAAACGAAAACGTTTTATCTTGGGGTTCTGAAGAATTGGTAATAAATTATATTTCTCCAGTAGACAACAGACAACACAGATACTTTCCAGATATATTAGCAAAAGTTAAAAAATTAGACGGTTCTATAGAAACTTATGTCATAGAAGTAAAACCTTATGCTCAAACTATAGAACCAAAAATAAAGAAAAGAGTAACCAAAACGTATATTAACGAAGTTTGTACTTGGGGAGTAAATTCTGCTAAATGGGCGGCAGCAAAAGAATATTGCAGACATAGGGGTTGGACGTTTAAACTTCTTACAGAAAAAGACATCTTTTAATATTCAATAAATAGTCCATGGACAATACAAAATATTCGGAATGGCATGTTGTTGAATTAAAAGGCAAAAAATATATTTTCAACCCGTTTTTTATGGGGGTTGGCGCTTGGGCAGAATTAACATTTACAAATTCTCCAGGAAGGTATGCAACAAACCAAGAAGAATTAAATGAAGCGTTCTTTAAACAAAGAAAATTACCTTCTATGTATGAGAGGTTTAAAAACGCTTCTCCAGCAGAAAGATCTGCTCTAGCGAGTCAATCGATGGGTTGGTTAAATTTAAAAGTAAAGGCTTTAAAATCTAACGCTCCAGAACTGGACAAAATAATAAAGAAAAAGGTTTTTTATCCGGGAGGAATGTTTTTCTTTTCTTATGACGCAAAATATAAAGATACATTGCCTTATTGGGATAAATTTCCCCTGATAATTTTATTAGAAAATAAAGGTTCGCATTTTCTTGGGGTGAATATACACTATTTACCCTATGAAGTTAGATCTTTGATTATAGCAGAAATAGCAAGCAAATCTCAATACATAAAAGAGAACGATATGTTAGTTTCTAATATAAGTTATGAGATCATTAAAAGGTCTAAAAATTATAAAGATTTAAAAGAATATTGTATTAAACTGTATCTTAAATCTAATGTTAAAAGTAGGATACTGCCAGTAGAAGCGCACGAATGGTTATTTGCCGCAAACCTACCAGTAGCAGATATGCAAAAACAATCAAATTCAAAAGTTTGGAAGAAATATAAAAGATGAGCGAAATAAAATATAACTCAGATATAAGAAATTTTCTTGAAACTTTCTCTAAAACGGAAGTAGCAAGACCCTGTAACTTTGACGTTATGATCACCCCAACAAATCCGGTTTTTGCTTTGGATTTGATGGCGGCTGCAGGTCTTGACGGAGAAGACCCAGCTTCTGCTTGGAAAAAAATGAAATTTCACTGCGAAGCGGCAGAATTACCATCAAGGACATTTTCTGCGGTTACGCAAAAGTTATACGGTCCAGAAATCCTACACCCAATACAAAATTCATATAACAAAATAAACCTAACTTTTATTTGCTCAGACAATATGATTGAACGTTGGATTTTTGAATATTGGATGAATTATATTTCAAACGCGTCTTTTTTCCCATTCCAAATAGGAATAGAAGACGTTGTTGGTCTATTTACTGACGGTCCAGTAGTAAACTACGATTTTAAATATAAAAATCAATACGAAGCATTTATATTAATCACGCAATATAACGTAAAAAACGACCCATCGTATTGGGTTGGTTTGTTTCACGCATTTCCAATATCTTTAAACGAAATGCCCCTTTCTTGGGAAAATGGTAACGCAATACATAAACTAACAGTAACTTTTGCATACACATACTACAACGCAGCAATTCCTTTAGGTGGATCTATACCATTCCCAGTATTTTAATCATGGAGTAAATTATGTTACCAAAAATCGAAAGTCCTTTGTATGAAACGACATTACCAATTTCAAATCAAACGGTTATGTTTAGACCTTTCCTAGTAAAAGAACAAAAAATTCTATTACTAGCAAAACAATCTGAAGACGCAGAATTCGCTTTAAATAATATTAAACAAATAATAAAAAATTGTTGTACCTCAGATATTGACGTTAACAAACTCAATCAAATAGACATAGAATACTTTTTCCTACAACTTAGAGCAAGGTCTATTGGAGAAATTGTAGAAACAAAATATAGATGCAATAATAAAATAGAAGAAAATATTTGCGGGAACTTAATGCCGGTTTCTATAAACCTATTAGAAGTTTCTGTAGACAAAAAAGAAAATAACGACATAATTCGATTAACGGATAGTGTTGGGTTTAAAATGAAATATCCTGATATTGCAGAATTGTCTAAATTGAATACTGAAATTACTGACGCCGTTACCCTAACATTAGAGGTAATTTATAACTCATTAGATTACATATTCGACGAACAAAATTTCTATTACAAAAACGAAACGCCAAAATCAGAGGTATTAGAATTTTTAGAATCTATGTCTATTGATCAATTTAAAAAGGTAGAAGAATTTTTCAGCAATTTACCAGTATTAAAAGAAACCCTAACGGTAAAATGTTCTAAATGTGGGTTTGTACACGATATTGATATTGTAGGTCTTGATAATTTTTTAGGGTAACTCTTTCTCATGATAATTTGGAAAACTATTATAAAACAAATTTTGCAATGATGCAACATCACAAATATAGTTTATCTGAACTAGAAAATATGATCCCGTGGGAAAGAGAAGTGTTTTTGAATTTATTATTACAACATATTAACGAAGAAAACGAAAAACTAAGTCAAAATAGGAACTAAAATGGCGTTACCAGCACTAAACAACAAAAATGCTATTGGGAATTTATCCTTAGACGATAAATCGCAAATATTAACGTCATTGGTTCAATCGGGAAAACTCCAATTAGTAAATTATGGAGCCATAAACCTCAATCAAAACGTTACTTCCAACGCTACTGCAACAAAAGAGAATTCTTCGAATTATTTTGGAGAAGCAATGGTAAGGGCATTGGAAAACATTAAAGGGCTTCTATTCGATTTAAACAATAACATTTTACGTTATATCGAAACGACATCAACGAGTCAACAAGTAACACAAAACCTTCTAGAATCAAAAGCAAAGGACATTGAAGTTACTAAAACCGCAGGTGGGATTGGGATAGGAAAAGAAAACCTAGAAAAATTCTATAAAATTTTTGAGTCCATGAATAATGGAATTCTAAAATTGTCCGAAGGTGTTGGTATAGGAGGAACGTTCGGAACTGGTAAAGGATTTTTGGGAAGTTTATTAGGGTCATTATTACCAAAACTTCTAAAAGGGTTTTTATTTGGTGCTGCCGGTGCTGGAATCTATAAAGCGATAGATTGGTTGGATGATAGAGAGATGAATAACTCTCCTTGGGAAAAGGCGAAGAAATTCGCAAAAGATACATTAGGTTTAGAGTTTGAAGAAGAGGGAGAAAACCAGGAACAAAGAACCGCAGAACAAACCGGAACAGGTACAACCCCAACAACAGGGACCCAAACAGAAACTCGCTCCCAACAAACTTCTCCAGGAGCAGGAACAACACCTACTGGAAGGTTAGTACAAGTTGCCGAAAAATTTGAGGGCATGACAGAAAAGGCAAACAAAAAAGAATTAGAAGCATTTTTTAAAACAAATTTGGGTTCTGGTTTTGGGATATCAGAAGCTTGGTGCGCAACATTCGTTAATTCTGTCTTATCTGCCAATGGATATAAAAAATCAAAATCAGTAAAAAGTGCAAAAAGTTTCTTAACTTATGGAGAAGCAGTAAATTTAAATGACGCGAAACCCGGAGACATAGCTGTATTTAATAGAGGTACAGATAAAAATAAGGGGCACGTCGGTTTTGTTGTTTCTTTAGACGGAAACATGATTACTATAATTGGAGGAAATCAAGGTACAAAAGGTGGCGGCGGAGTAACAAGATCTACAAGAAATACCAAAAAGAAAAATCACGAATTGGTCGCTATAAGAAGACCAACAGAAAAAGAAAGTGAGTCTGCATATAAAGAACCTAGTTTACCTCAAACACCCCAAACAACTCCAGTACAGCAAAATGAAACGCCAAAACTTGCAGATGATATCAAAAAGAAAGGTGTCACAGCACAACAACAAAATGTACCGTCAGAAATAGAAGAGGAAGAAGAACAAGAAGAAACTTCAGAAAAGGTCCAAGAAGACCCCTCGCTAAAAAAAGAAACTGCAACAAAAGAAACAGCAACACAATCAAACGAAAAGAAAGTTTTTGACTTTTTCGTTAGTAAAGGGTTTACAAAAGAACAAGCAGCAGGTATTACTGGAAGTTTAAAAATAGAAAGCCCCACCTTCAATCCCAACCAAAAACAAAAAGGTGGTGGTCCAGGGAGAGGTATCGCTCAATGGTCTGTTGATGGTCCTAGATTTAAAGAATTGAAAGCTAGAAAAGGTGATAAGTGGAACACCCTTAATGGACAATTAGAATATATCTACGAAGAAATAACAGGACAAACAAAACATAAAGAATACGGAAATGTTTATAAAGGCATAAAGTCTGCAAAATCCGCAAAAGAAGCAACTGAAATTTGGACGAAAGAATACGAAAAAGCTGGGAAAGAAAATATGACCCAAAGGATTTCCGCTGCAGAAGGAATTCTTAAAAAATATTCAATAGGTTCTACAGAAACAGAACTAGCTCAAGAAACCCCAAGTACTGGAGATGCAGCAAAGCCAAAAGGACAACAAACAGATACAGAAGAACAACCAAAAGAAAAAACTTTGGTCGATACTCTAAAAGACGCTTTTGGTTCTACTCTTGAAAATATTACAAAACCCGGAAATATTAAATCAGTGGTTGATGAGGGTTTATATCAAGGATTGTCTGCTATAGGAGAAGGATTCACTTTTGCTGGAGTTGAAGGTTTTGATAATTCTAGGTTAAGGAAACTCAAGAAACCAGAAGAAACTATTGACGAAAAAATAGTTAGAAAGGCTACTGATTCCTCCAGACCAGAAGAAACTATTGACGAAAAAATAGTTAGAAAGGCTACGGAGTTCTTCAGACCAGAAGAAACTATTGACGAAAAAATAGTTAGAAAGGCTACTGATTCCTCCAGACCAGAAGAAACTATTGACGAAAAAATAGTTAGAAAGGCTACGGAGTTCTTCAGACCAGAAGAAACAGCAAATCTACAACCAAACGTTAAAGAAGAATTATCCGGAAAACGATTAGAAGAAACCACAAAAAATAATGAATCGCTTAAAGAATCGAAAATGGAAGCAATAAAAGCCCCACAAGAATCTCAAGCGCCAAATATAAACGTCAATGCTCCTGTGAGCGGTGGAAATGGCGGCGGAGACGATTTTGCAGCTGGTGGTATATCTAAAATGGACGTTAGAGATTCGGTATTACACCAAATGCAATATAGAAAAGGTTCTTCATCAGCTTTGGTATAAAAATGGGGAGGTTTTACCCTCCCCGATAATCCTTACTCTTCGTCTGAGAGCAGTTTACTGAAATAATCCAAATCTTCGTCTGTTTCGTCAATATCTACTGACGAACTGGATGAGAATACTTCGTTGGATTCATCTACTTTTGGTTCTGGTTTCATTGCTCTGGCACGTTCTACTGTGGTAGGACCACTGCGACCAGTAGAAGTATTACCAAGAACTCTGTCCAACTTAGACTTTAGTTCGTCATAAGTTTTAAAATTCTTTGGATCAATTACTTCCTTCAAGGAATGTTCTGCCTTCCAAACCGATTCCATTTTATCATCATCATCAAATAATGGACCAGTAGAATCAAATTCCGAAAGGTCATAATTCTGATAACCATCAACCTTACGAATCTTCAACTTGAAATTAGCGCCAGACCAAAAATCAAAAGGATCAAATGGTTTATCGTCCTCAAACTGAGGATTCATTGCTGTAGTAATCTTTTCCATAATCTTCTTACCATAACGGAAAAGGAAAATCTTACCTTCGTTTTCTGGATGCTTTGGGTCCTTTACAACATAAATGTTAGAAACATAATGTAGGCGACGCTTCTGTTTACGAGCAACTTCTTTATTTGCCTCAATACCAGAATTCCACAAAGAACTATTATGTTCAGAAACTGGATCGTTTTGTCCAATGGTTGTTAGGGACTTTTCGATATACCAACCACCTGGACCTTGAAACCCGTGATCGTAATACTTTACGAATGGAATAGCGTCATCACCGTCTTGAGAAGAAGCTGGAAGGAATCTGATTACGGCATAACCATTACCTGTTTTATCGGTTTCACACTTCCAATAAACATCTTCGCCATCATTATAAGAAGAAGAATTTAGTGATTCTACCGCCTTGGAGAGTTTTTCGAGACTAGATCCTGAGGATCTCTTTAGATTAGCAAAACTAGACATATTTTTTACCTCTTTATACAAACTTAATACAACTTAAAAACAATCTTATCCAAATAATCATAATATAGAACTATTTAGCTACGACATTTTACCTCCTCTTTCAATATATTCTTAAACTTTGGGAGATCTATATTCATAAACGATCTATACTTATCACATTTCATCCTAAAAGGTTCCCAAACTATTCTTTCTTTTATTTTCATATTCCAGACATTAAAAAATTGTAATATAGAATCAGTCAAAAGTAAAGTATCCAAACTTACGATTTCTTGCATAGTTTTTACCATCAACAACGGATACGTTCCCTTAACAAGTATCAATTCGTTTAAAGGATACTCATCCAATAAAGTTCCTATTTCGTTTTTATAAACATAAGAAAGAGAATCGTTTCGTTTTTTCCAACTTTTATATCTGGTTTCGCAATCGTCAGATAATAAATCCATCACCCAAAGTTTGGGGTTTTCTGATAAATTTGAGACGTAATAATGAATTAAATCGTCACCATACATTTTTCCAAGTTTTTGGAATATAAAAAATTGATTTTCTGGTACGAATTTAGATTTGGTCTTAAACCTATAGGTTATAGCATTATATTTTTCAGAAGTGAAATGTAATTTTATAGCATTATATAAATTAGCAGCATCATTTCCATTCATTATATCGGCAATACTGGACTTTTTTCAATAAGGTTACTTCTCATTGCTTCCTCAGAAATCTTAGAAACAATAGAAGGGGTGATTAATTTTGCAGCAATTTCTATTTCTAGACCAATAGTTTCACAATATTCGGTAATTGCATCTATATAAGAAATATTATCCCTTTCTACTAAGGAAATAATATGTTTTGAGAATTTTTCCTTTTCTTCTACTTTCGGAGACACCATAATTTTTCCTTAAAAGTGGGATCCCCAAAAGAGGATCCCGTTATTACATTTATTTCACCACTTGAAGCGAAACCGGAGCAGTTCCACCCATACCAATAGCATTTTTAGCGGCTTGTGATAAATCAATAATACGACCGCGAACAAATGGTCCCCTATCAGTGATTGTCACAAGTACTGACTTTTTATTTTTAAGGTTCGTAACTTTAACCTTAGACCCAAACGCAATATTTTTATGTGCTGCAGTAAACGCGCGAGAGTTAAAAGGTTTTCCAGAAGCAGTTTTCTTTCCGTGGAACCCCGGACCATACCAGGAAGCAGTACCAGTTTGAGCTAAAGAAACTTCGGAAGTTATGAACATTAAAAGTACAATTGAAAATAATTTCATCATTATTTTTCTCCTCTACAGTTGAAATAAATCAACCTTGAATTTGATGATTTTTGACTACTTTAAAAAGTAACCTCATCGGTTAAAAGAATAGTTTACCTCGCTTTACTCGAAAAGTAAAGGTTGGTTTTTTATTTATATATGATAATATCTATAATATTCTTTGATTTTAGATATCGTGGAAGGGATATAGTCTTTAACTTCTTTAATAAAGGCTTGATCGTCGCCATCATCAACCGAAACTAGAATTGCTATTTGTTTTGCTTGAATCCCCGTCAACTCAAAATACGACATTGAATAAAATGTAGCTTGAATAAAATAATCCTGAATCCAATCTTCTCTTTTTTCTTTTTTACTCGTCTTAAAGTCAATTATTGAAAGTCTATTATCAAAATTTGCTATGCAATCGCACCTTCCGGCAACCTTCAATTTATTAGAATATAAAGGAACTTCTAATTTATGAATATCAGATATCCTATGCAAAATACCTTTGAATTCGTAAAAAGAATTCAATGCGTCTGGCATAAATTGCTTTTTATCTATTTCTTCATTAGATAGATATTTTTCGCAAAGTAGGTGAAATTTTGTTCCCCTAGAAGAAGCGACAGCAGAGACTCTATTCGCCTCTGCTTCGCCAACTCTTTTACGCCATTCAAACAGAGCGCGATTTGGAAACGATCCCAACACACTAGTTATTGACGGATATTTTCCGTTTGGCGTCAAATAGTGCCTTTTACCGTTTAAATTTTCGGTATTCAATTCCAACAATTCTGTCGGATTTACATGATTAAATTTCATCTTCAATAAGTTCTCTCTGATAAAAAGACTTTTCGTGTATAGTTTTTTCGTTCCACACTTTTCTAGGATTAGAGCAGAAGGGACATTTTGGATTTCCGCAATTCACGCCATTCATCTTAGATAAACGATGAGGTTCATTATTATACTTTGGATTCCAATTTGCACCTAATATATTCTTTCTTTTTTGAATAATTCTTTTGGTGTTATGTCGTCTTTCCGCTCTGTTCATATTTCTCCGTTAAATATTTTTATTATAAATAAACGTAGGTCGCGGGAATCTCACCTCCCCACCTACCCTAACATTTAAACTTTACGGAGCATGTCAGCATGAATATTTATATTCCTTTTACCTACATTATTGGTTGGTCTGAACATAAAAAATTCTATTATGGTAGGAAAACTGCCAAAGGATGTCACCCAAAAGTTTTATGGGAATCTTATTTTACTTCTTCTAAATATGTGAAAACCTTTAGAGAAGAATATGGAGAACCAGATATTATTAAAATTCATAAAATGTTTCCAAATAACCCAAAATCATGTTCCGATTTCGAAGAAAATTATTTAACAAAAATAGATGCTAAAAATCATCCACTATTTTTAAACAAACACAATGGAGGAAAAACTTTTGATACCACTGGAGACATTATTTCTCCAAAGAAAAAACAAATACTTTCCGAGAAAAATTCAAAAGAATATATTTGCGTTTCTCCAGAAGATGAAATTTTTGAAATCAAAAATCTAAGTTTATTTTGTAAAAAATATAAATTAACAGAATCAGGGATGCGTTGTGTTGCTAATGGTAGGGGACTATTGCATAAAAATTGGCAATGTTTCCATAAAGAATTATACTTCGGACACAAACCGTCAAATCAAATAATATTAGAAAAGAAAATTAAACTTAAAGAATTTGTAAAATCCCAAAAGGAAAAGTCTTATATAATAACCTTTCCTGATGGGGAAATTCAAAAAATAAAAAATTTATCTACATTTTGTCAAAATCAAAATTTAAATATTGGATGTATGATCGCAGTCGCAAAAGGCGAAAGAAAACATCATAAACAATTTAAATGTAAATATCTATAAACCGCATTTTTCTTTTACGGTTAAATATTCGCGGACAAGACCGCTGCGAACGCAATCTTCTATTGTAAAATTTGTAATTGAAAACGAATCCATATTTTTAATAATTTTTATAAAATCTAAGAATCCGCTAGTTTCTTTCCTTCCGTCAAAATCTGATTGGACCATATCTCCAGAAAAGAATATCCTACTATTTTTACCGCAACGAGTGATAACACTATCTAATTCGTGAAATATGCAATTTTGCATTTCATCAACTAATATTAAAACATTATCAAAAGTAGTTCCTCTGATATAAGAAGTAGATACGAATTCTATAAGATCTTTCTTCTTCAAGATTTCATACGCGTCTGCTCTTCCAAATAGATCATTACATATACTTTTGTATGTTGTTTCGTAAATCGCTAATTTTTCATCTTCCGTCCCAGGTAAAAATCCTATGTTTCTTGTTGGGACAGCAGAACGAACAATTAAAATCTTTTCGTATTCGTTGTTATATACTAACTCTTGCAGCATTAAATACAATAAACAAAAAGTTTTTCCCGTTCCCGCAGAACCCGAACATACTAAATTCTTTTCTTCAGCATAAGCAGAAAAAACTTTTCCTTGATTTTCGGTTAATGGGTGTATTTCTTTCAATTGTAGGTTAGATAAACCCGCGTTTGGTTTTTTCTTCGCCTTTTTAATAAAAGAAACTTTATCTGCTTCATCTATTTCATGACTCTTTAGAAATTTTGTGTTTGCTTTCTTGACTGGTCTGATTGCCATAGATTATTCCTTTAAAATAAAAAAAGGGAATAAGGCACTAGACCCTATTCCCTACTGACTAAAAAATTGTCAAAACATCCATTATTATCAAGAATTTATCATAATTTTAATTAATCCCACCGAGAAGTCATTTGATTTCCCGGGTTATTTTTCTTAATTCTGTCGATTACTCCTTCCTTAAAATCCGATGGTGGTTTCTTAATTCCCAAAGATACAGAATCAGCAAAATTCAAAGTTGAAAAATGTTGTTCTTTATCTGGATTATTTTTCTTGAATTCTTCCCACTGAGAAATAGTCATAACCATTTCGGTTACTTCTCCAGTTTTTTTATCTCTTACGTCATAAATTGGACACATAATAATTACCTAAAAATGTTTGTCTACTATTTATTTTCTTACGTTCCTAGTGATTTTGGTATTAACGCTCCCTCTATCCCACCAATTTATAAATTGGGATAGACTTATCAGAGAATTCCCCAAAATTTCAGTAGCGATGAAAAAAACCGCTCCAAACCCAAAAAATATTAATTTATCAGTAAATATGTCTAAATTTTTGGTAATAAAAAAGGCGTCAACAAAGAAATATATAGCGCAAATAACAGTAAGCGTAAAAACTAAACCCCCTAGTTGGGCAACAGACAACCCCAACAAATAGATAGATTTACAAAATTTATTAGAACCCTCGTAGGTAAACTTTTTAGTCATGAAGGATTCTCCAAAACAAACCATTCTGGAATTGGTCTTGAATTTACCTTTCCCACCCAAGACGCAAGATGTTGTTTTGATTTGTTATAATAGTTTCTATATGAAGCTACCGAATCATTTTGTATCTTATATTCTTCTGGCATCGCTGGAGTTACTTGAATAAACTCGCCAATTGGAATATTTTTTGGTTGGGTTTCTAAAAACGAAACTAATCCAGAAGACTCACATTTATGAATTTTTCCATATCGAAATGTGTATTCCTTACAGAGTTCAACCAATAAGTCGTAGAGGTATCTATAATTGCTGTCAGATTGCCTACACCAAATAGCAGAAGGGTGTGAAATATGAGTTGATTTATACAATTTAACATCTCTTTCGTCCTCTAATTTCCAACGTTTAATATTTCTACCAGAAGCAGTTTTCTCGATAACTTCTTTACCATCCAAGACCCTATGAGCCGTACAAAGCAACTGCGAACACTCCAAAATCATTTTTACGCAATGAGCGTTGTTGTGGTATTGTGCTGCAATTTTGGGGTTGTCGTCTAAAGCAAAAATGTTCATATTATATTATTAATCAATGTTATCATTAATATTCTATATCTAGGATTATAGACAATATAAGAAAGTTTATTTAATCTGTTTATCTCTAATAAAATCAGATTCAGTAACTGTCGCAAACTTAGCATACCTCTAAAATTTGAAAAAGTAAATAAATTTATTTATCATAATTATAAATACTTCTATTTAGGATACATAAATGATATCGTTTAAAAGATTTCTTGAAGAAGGCGTACATTCTGATTTCGCAAAATCCCTCTCGCACGAAGATTTATTCAAACATCTGGAAACCCACGCAGACCCAAACGATAAAGCGTCTGATCACTGGGCTGATAGAAAAGCCGCAATACTAAAAGAATTGCACAAAAGGCATTCTTCTAAAGAAGAAGGATTTCATTCCCTCGGTAAGGAATATGTAAAAAACTCCGGACACGATCATTCTATATTGGATCGTTTTCTTTCCCATCACGCAGATTCTCCTTCTCCTTATGTCAAAAGAACTGCTGAAAGTTTGTTGGCGAAAATTGGTAAGCCAGTAATTCCTCAACAAAAACCAAAACAGGAAAAACCCGCTCCAAAAGAAAAGGTAAAAAAAGAAGTAGAAACAAAACTTGATACTTCTATACATCCAGAAGGAAAATTGGAATCTGAAAAAGGAGATACGTCAGAACATGGCGGTTCTTCAGAAGTTACCCACATTTTCCATAAAACTCAAGACGGTAAAAGGAAAAAGGTTGCTACAGTAGTTTCTACAGAAGACTCTCATACGCCACATATTGTAAAGAATGGCAAATTATCCCCGATTGAAACCCCATTCAAACACAAAACTCACAAAGAAGCAGTATTAAGGGCAATTAAAACTGTAAGAGACACTCAATAA